TGAACATGAAAATGAACATGAAAATGAACCTGAACCTGAAGTCGAATTTAATATACAAATACGTAGAAATGTAGACAATTTATTAAATGATAATGATAATGCTATTGCTAATGAAATTACTACTCAACTTATGCGATCACTATCTAATAATCTTCGTTCTTTCTCTTTCACTCCATTAGACTCTTCTAATAATAATATTAACACAGGAGTCTTTTTTAATAATATATTTGACCTATCACATAATTTTGTTTAAAAAAAAATGATTTGTTTTAATAAAGATATTTTTTTATAGATTTATGTAATGGAACATATAATTACTAATAGTAATAGTAATAATTGCAATTTGTGTAATGAGAAAAATTTGTTTCTTGTAGATTGTAGAAATTGTAGTAATGTATTTTGTTATACTGAAGATTGTGGAATTCATTTTGACCATATTAATAATAGTGTTTATTCGATTTGTAATGATTGTGTTAATTGTATTACTGAAAAAATTAGAATTTCAGTAGATTATTCAAAATTAGAATGCTTAAAGAAAAAGATTAATTTACGTAAAATGATTCAAAGCTAATTTAATATATTGTATTATAATGGATATTACACCATATTATACACATGCAGCACAATATGTTACAACTATTCATCCGTATATTTATAATTCAGTTGGTATTTATGGTATTTGGATCGGTCTTCATTATGGTGCAACACATTTATACGCAACTAGCTGTAATAACTGGAGCATTACAGGCTTTTTTGCTTCTCCTATAATGAATAGTACTCCATATTGTAAGGGTTTAAATTGGATAATTAGAACCGGTTCTGATACTATTGATACTATGTGGGTTACAGTAGGTACATGGATGTCAGGATATTTATTAAATAAGTCACTATTTAGTGGTAAATAATTTTTTTAATTGATTTAAATAATTTATTATAAATTATATTATATGAATTTGTATAATATTATTATTGAAAATGGTGTATACATTATATTTGGATGCTCTTATTTATCGTTAAAATACCCTTTATTATCATTTTATATTTATCTGAAATCTTTTTCGGCAAATTATTATTTTTGCTTTTCAAAATTTTATCCTAATCCATCTTTATATAAATGGAAGCATTTAATTCGACTAACTGATACTGGTCATTATGCTAATTTTTTATTTTATTTTTATCCTGAATATCTTCCTATATCACACAATATACTTTTTGTAATTACATTTGCTTATTACATTACAAAGTGTTTTTTTAATATGAAGGACACCGATGATAGAGTGAATAAACAAATAATACAGAGTTTACAAATAATACATTGTGAAATAAATCATACTTTTCCATACATGATTGTTTTTTATCATAATACTCAATCTAATTATATATTTGATAATAATACACTAATATATAGTTATTTATGGGTATATATTTGGTTAATATTTATATGGGGTCCTTGGATACTTATGACAGGAGATCCTGTTTATTCTATATTGGATAAAAAAACACCATTTACGACAAAAATGGCTGTAGTACTTATTATGCATTTATTGGTATATATTGCTAATTATTCAGGTTATTTAATTAACCATGTTTGCAACTTACACAGTGAGCAGCAGGATTTGCAGCTTTTTTAGCTGGTGCTACTGTACCTGAACTTCGTGTTCTTCGTAATTTTGATTTTACAAAACTTGTATCATATGTTTTATTGTTATTTTCGTTTAAATTACCCTTTGATATTGCCATCGCTCTTCTATCTTGAGTTACTTGTGATGAATCTTGTCGTGTTACATTTATTATACCTTTTCCTGATGTGGGTCCAGCTCTTGCTGCGAACATTTTCATTTGGGCAGGTCTAACTCTTGGTGTATCATCACTAGTTACCTCACTACTATCTAAATATTTCTTGGGTTGTAAGTTAGCTCCTAATTTTCTGTTCCATGCGAAAAAACTTGATGAATTACGCATGTAAATCTTTGGGCCAGTAATAAATGATTCTTTACTCATATATAATTATAAATAGATTATTATTTGTAATTATATTCTTAATTTCTGCGAGTTTTTCTCTTCTTTGTTTGTTTTCTTTTCTTCTTAAGAGATTTTGTTTTTCTCTTCTTTGTTTTTTTAGATTTCTTTGCTGGTTTTCTCTTCTTTGTTTTTTTAGATTTTATGCCTAGCATATTACGTCCTCCTCTACTTCCATCATTGATATATCCATCAGGTATTTTACATGTAACAAAATGATCTCCGTTTTCCCCTTGTTCATAAACATAATTGCTGGGTTCACTACATATTTCTCTAAGATTTATGTCTGATAACTGACGACCTTTATCGAATGCCAATTCAAGAGCATCATGTTTTGTTGGTGCAGCTCCCATATGAGTAGTACTATATAATCCTCCGGCTGCTGTTATAATTTTAAAAATAACATTTCCAAATCCCATTATATATATTATATTACTATTATTTTTCTCTCGTCTCTCATAATTTTCGATTGATCCTCTAAATATTATGGATGCCCCATATGTATATACATGGACATCCCCATATTATAATCCCTTTTCAAGAAGACCAAGAGAGAAATCATCTCTTTTCAAATTTCATATATCCTTCATTTGGATGACATTTAATATAATTTAAATGTTTCACTTTATCAGGTCGTTTTTGAATATATGTATCATATTCTAGTTGTCGTATCATTAATTCATGTTTCAATAAGGGGATCTTTATGTTATTTTGCATAATACCGCTTTGTATTACTTCTTTTGTTAAATTTACAGGTATATTATATAACGGATACATTTTACATATATCGTCAAACAAATCAAATTTAACAATAAAATTATTATAACTTATATTACCATAATATATATTTAATTGTTCATTTTTACTATCATAATGACACACATATTTACTATAATTATTATATAATACATTTTCAAGATGTTTAATTGTTTTATTCATATCTAAACATAACACATCAACATCATCTCTACTAACATTAAACATCGGAAAGTTCTCACTTTTTTTTATAATTACATAGTCTTCCATATCTTTGAAAAACATTTGTAAATCTATCATCGTATAACAACTATAATTGTCTAATATACTATAAATCGAAGGAAACTCAACGGGAAAATCAGTAGAATGTATTACATGATGATGAGAGACACCCTTATTTAATGGCTCTATTTTTTCTTCAGGATTAGAAAATCTTGGGTTATATAAATTACGAATATGTCGTTTAGTTAATTCTATTTCTCTACATTTAAAGCTGTCAGCTACTTTCATAGAATGAGCGATTGGAACACTAACAAGTAATATAGACAATTTCATAGAATTTTTATGTTTATTTTGTTCAAGTATATATCTATTTTTTGCTATAATATGATGTTGTTGTTCATTAGTATATAAACCCATAACAAACATAGGAAAAATATTTCTAGGTAAATCTAATATTATTTTTTTATCAATACGTATTTTATTTTTCTCAATTTCACTACATATTGAGTTTAATTTATCCATACCATGATCATATATTACATAATAAAAACAATTATTATTACCAATTTGTAAATATTGTATTGGAACCTTATCTGTAATGATATTTTTATATAGTAATATTGATAATCTATGACATCCGTCTTCAATAAAATATTTATTTTTATCATAACGATAGTTTATTTTTATTTTTTTCATTTTATTAACATCAAAATTAGTTAACAATTCTAAAAATTGTTTTTTATTATGGTCTTTTTGATTTGATTCATGTAGATATTCTTCATAAAGATCATAATTATTATTCATTAACGAATAGTAGTGTATACTATCTTTAATATGAAAAGACGTTAACAATTCATTAACCATAAAAGAATCATGTACTGCATTTTTTTTACATATATTTTTTAATTTGTCACTTACAAGGTAATGATTACAATATATATCATCTAGATTTATAGACATTATATATTCTAATATAACATATTTTTATATATTATATTAGTAACAATACTTTATAAAAAGTAAAAAAAATTTGTTTCACTTTTTTCTTTCTCACGTTCTTTATGTATCAACGGACAATTTGAATAAGTAACCTTTTTACCATTAACTGTTTGAGTAAAATTTTTATCAATTAATGTTTTACTACATTTTACATTAACAATACCGTCAGCAACATTATTAAATATCGCGTTTTCACCAAATAACCACCAATCGTTGGATATTTTATCTATGAAAAGTTTTTCTGTCATTTTAATTTTTTTTGCTTGGATTTTGGTTAGATAACTTTCCATTTGTGTTACATAGGATACATAGTTTCGTATTTTGTATAATGATTCTTGAATACCAAATGAAATTTGATGTTGCATTAATTTACCAGAGGGAAGAATATAACGAGTATTACAACTTTGTAATATTGCGAATGCCATACTGTATGCTCTCTCAGCAATACACGTGATATTATTTTTTTGTATCTCAGTTATTAAATTTAACCCATCTTCAACATGACCCCCAGGTGAATCTAAATATAATATTAAACTTGAAGTATTATTTGAATTCTGTATTTTTTCGATAGCATAACTAACACTTTCTTGGTTTATTTCATTTTTCACCATTACTAGATTAGATGTAGTCAAGTTGAAAACTTTATTTGAAAGAACTCTATTTGAAAGAAGTCCATTAAATAATATAATAAACAAAATTATTAACATTATATTATTACAAAATATTTATTTTTGTTGGCGTCTTTTTGTTCCTTTACGTTTTTTTATAGTTTTTCTTCGTTTTTTCATAGTTTTTCTTCGTTTTTTCATTGCTTTCCTCTTTTTTGTAGCCTTCTTTTTTTGTGTTCTTCTTCTTTTCTTTGCTCCACCTGCTGCTGGTGCTGGTGCTGCTGGTGCTGGTGCTGGTGCTTCTACTGGTGCTGCTTCTGCTTGTGTTCCAGAAGCCTCAGCTGATAATTTATGTAATTCATTTTCCTCAAATTGAACTTTATGAAGTTCTGTATGATCATGAGAAAGTGTTTTCATGTTATTTTTAACTGTATTAAAAAAACCAATTAATTTTTTGTCATCTGCTTCACGATCGTCAGTACCCATACGTAAATCAGCTGTTTTCATAACATTCATTCCGTATGCCATATTATCTTGATTCGTTGCCTCACCTGTTATTAATCGTGTAACACTCTCACCTTTAATAGTTGTTGTTTCTGATTGTTGTGATGGTTTTTTAAAACGTGTTGGCAAAGAAGATGCAGCAAAGCCCATAAGTTCTACAGCATTTGTAAATTTAATTTTCAAATAAGTAGTGTGTTTTATTGGATTTGGAGCATAATGTCTTCTCCTTACATTATCTGCATCAACATCTTCATTATAATTTATATTTAATTTCGTATCTATAGCTCCTGTAATATGTCGGTAAGTTTGTTTATGTCGCTCATAGTTTGGACTACTCTTTTTATCCTTATCCATTTCGCATGGATGTCTAAATCCAGTACTCTTTGGACCCGATGGTGGAAGTCCTGGAACAGGATCTCCTCTTGCTGCTATTCTTCTAAAGTGTATTTTAGGTATAGCATCATCTCCTTCATTTTTGGGAGTAGTAAGATCGCAAAATGCTTCACTTGTTTCTGTTGCTAAAACTCTTGGAGCAGCTACTGAAACAGTATATATTTCACTTTTTATTGCTTTTAAATCTGGAAGCAATACTTGAAATTCTTCTAATCTTCCATTAAATATCAAAGAAAATGTAGTTGCTAATCCACCACCCAACGAATGACCTGTTGTAATTATTTGTATTGATTTTTCTTCTGATTCTTTTCCTAAGAATGTTACTAAATCATTAATACAGGACATAATATTATGTAGCGTTGAATATGTAATATTAGATATACCATACAAATATTTATGACCTTGACCAGCACGTCCACTTTGTGGTACTAGTGAATCAGGTCGTGTATATGTTCCAGCTGATTTTGCACTATATGTCCCTCTAAAAATAACAAAAATAGCATTAGGGATATTTGTATCTGCTAATATAAATGTACCTCCATAACTATCATTAGCAATTGAATAATATTTAACTCTAGATTGAGGTATACTATTGAATGGTTCGTTATCTTTAAATTCTATCTTGTTTTCGTCCTTTTTTTGATATTTATTATGAACTGCAGCTGTATTTACTAAATTTATTTTTTTTGCCATATCATAAAAATCAATATGCTTCATTCCTTCCTTTTCAAAAATTTCATTATTAACTGTTACATTACTTCCACTACCTGGTGCTATTCCTGCGTGTTTAACGTCATTTTCGTTATCTTTATCATCAATAAAATTAACCATAACTGGACTAAAATTAACTGTATGATTTTTAGGACCACTTAAATAATCATTTAAAACAACATCGTCATTAAACAAATCTTTTCCTTCTGAAACAGCATCTCTTATTTTATCAGTTAGTATTTTAGGAATTATTTTATTTTCACCAAATGTTTCAAGATAAACACTTAAAAAATTAATATTTGTAAAATATGCCAATCTTGCTAAAACAACTGAATAAAAAGTTAAAAAAGAAATATCTCCAATTTTATTATTTGTGTTTTTCCCAATTCCAAACATCTATATATATATATATATATTTTATCGTTTTTTTATAAAGAAACTATCAATAGTTTGAATATTATTTTTTGCATTTGATATTTCTTTTAAATAACTATCAAACAATATTGACTTTACTTCTTTATTACGTAAGTCTTCCATCTTTTTATCCATTTTAACACGGTCATCTCCAAATTCTTCCTTAATATTTTTAACCTTCTTTTTAAAATCCTTTACAATAAATGGCTTTCTTTTGAATGCTGGAATTTCTTCAAGAACTAATGCGAATAACTGTTGTACTGGTTTCATTATCTGATTTGTAATATAATGTGAATAATCTGGTTTTAGATTATTTTCTAACATAAATGTTGGTGTTTCAATTTTATCACCTTGTAATTTTGGATTGTTCTTATTATGGAAATATACAAATGCAATTCTATCACCAGACGAAGGTTTATTACCTGGATCTCTTTTACCTATTCTATCAGCTAATACTTTATGAGCTATAGATTCGGGAGCCTTGTAATTAGAACGAAGTGATTTTGTAATTATTAGTTTATCTAATGGATATTTACCATCTTTTAGATCACTAAGACACTTTGAAAGGAAATCAACAGCCTTTTGAATATTTTGGTCTTTCATAAGAATATCAATAATACCACCATATACATCCTTAACAATAGGAGCATTATCCCTTCTTTTCAAGACAATACCCATGCTTTTTTGTTTACATTTATTAATATCAGTTTCGTACAACATACCAACATATCTTTTCTTTGAAAGTAGACAGAATGGCATAAATGTTTTCTCATATTCTAAATCATGTGGTCTTTTTAGATATTTAGATGCTAATTCACCAGCTTCTATAGCAAGTTCAATAGTAATTTCAAGTGCATCTTTTCCGACAATTTTTTTTCCTGTTTCGGGATTTTCAGGATGAAATGCAAAGAATACAGAATCAGTATCTCCATATATATATTCTGCCCTTGTACGAACTTTTCCAAAATTCTTTGTATCACAAATAGCATCACCATAAACTTCTTCAATAATTCTCTTAGCATAGGTAAGTAGTAATCGTCCAGTAGCAGTAGTAGAAGCGGCAACATCTTTTTCATAAAAAGTACTAGTTTTAGCTCCACATTGACCATATAGAGAGTTAGCTGTAATCTTATAACTAAGTTGTCTTTTATCAAGAATATTTTGCATAAAAGGATCTGGTTCAGTTTTAATTTTCTTCCTTGTATCCATTCTTGCTTTTAACAATTCTTCCAATATAGATGGCATAATACCTTTTTCTCCATTAGGGAATTGTGCCCACCTACATATTTTTTTACCAGATAATGTTTTTACTGGAGCAGCACCAAATTTTGGTCTAATATATTTAAATGTATCATATGTGATATCAACATATTCATATCCATCCATATTATCAAATACATATTCACCATTTTCATCTTTTTCGCCACTTTCATATATAAGTTTACCATCTAGGTCATATTCTTTTGTCCATACTTTACTATCATGTGATAGATTTTCACTAATCATAGAAGAGGGATATAGAGAAGCATAATCCACACATGCAACAGGCGTTTCCAAATAAAGATTACATTTTGGATCGAGAACGATAGCCCCTTCATATCCATCATCATTAAACTTTTTGTCAACAACAGGCATTAATGTATTTTTTTCTCTGCACTTTTTAGCAATAAAACTAGTAAGTTTGATACCTTGACCTCTCATAACAAGAAAGTTCATAGGAACACTACAAATCTTTGACATCTCTATGTATCCTGTGACAACATCAATTTTATTCATTAGATGATGAACAAGGTTACAATCTTGAATACAATATTTTGCAATTATGGCTTTTTGATCAGGGCCTTCATTAGTCATTCTAAAAATATCTTGCGGAGTAACATCATCTTTTGACATTCCCCATTTTACACTTTTTGACATATCAAATTGTTCAATACTATCAAGTGTAAATGTTTTATTTTCCTTATTAATATCTACAATTTTAAATTTATCACCATCTTTATAATAATCTGTACTGTGACTTGTTTCTTCAAAATGAACAAAGCTTCCAATATATAATCCAGTCATATTACTGGTATGTATGATTGTTTGAGAATCTATATTTTCAAATTTACTGACTTTATCACCAATAAAGTAGCTAGCAACATAATCAAGTTTATACGAATCTAGATTATAATCACGTCTAAAATAATTATAAAGATCAATTTGAAGACGTCCTGTCATATTAACATACTTCAAGTCATGTTCTCCACTAGCGATTACAATTTTAGTTTGAGCGAGTCTAAATTTACCAGGAGAGTATTCTTCGTGACAAATTTCTTTTTTTATTCTAGATATTTCAAGAAACTGTCGTTGACACCCAGTTTCAACAGAACGTTCATACATAAATTGATAATCAAAACCAAATATATTATAACCAATTATAATATCAGGGTCTTCTTTTAAAATTAAATCCTTCCATGATACAAGTAGTTCACTCTCATTATTAACTGTATCAATTTGAGTTTTATCTTGTGACAATTGATCACATTCATTTAGAACTAGACAATGGTTTAAGTATGGTTCTTTTTCACCATATCTCCAAAAAGTAGACCCTATAAATGTTACTTTATCACCTTCTAAATCGGGAAATACATTAGTAAATGATTTAGTTAGTAACGTTATCTTATCATCATATTCATATGAACTGTTGGTAATAATATCATATACTGAAACATCTTTTTTCAAAAATTTACTCTTTTGATTACCAAATTTAAATGCTGTAATATCTTCTTCAATATCTTCATAATCATAAGTTTGTTCTTCCTTTGTTTCTTTATCATCTGTTTTTACTCTTTTTTTTAACCATTCCTTAATTGTATTTGATAATTCTTCTTTATCAACACGACCACACTTAGGATAGACTAAATCTATATCATTATTTGATCCATATCCAAAAGCAGATAATACTAATGTTTCAATTAATTTCTTAGCTTTTAAATCCGAAATATTTGTATGTGATTTCCAAATATCAATAATATTTGTTGCTAATTTCTTATAATCTTTTTTAGGTAAAGGAAAATCACCATGACTACTACTAGCCTCAATATCAAAACTACATATCTTGTATGGTACCTGTGTTTCCTTATCATTTAACGGTTTTAAATCACCACATTTTACTTTAAATTCTCTTGAACATCTAGTTCTTTTAGAATTACCTTTTGTTTCACGAAATTTATCAAGTCTTACCCAACCCGATGGACTAATATTTTCAACATGAAAGTATCTAAGTAGAGGAGGGATATTCGCTTCATAAAGTTGTGTATATACTCCTTTACATAAATACCCTCTTTTCAACTTTTGCTTATTATTATCATCGTAAAACAGATATTTTATTTTATTCATTATCATCGTATTTTTAAATGTCATTTCTATAAAGTTGTGATTAATACCTCCATCAAAACCATAAAGTTTCTTCTTTTTTACTAATTTACAAGATATAATACTATCGTGCCAATAAGGTTTAATCTCTTTTTTAATTTGATCCAAGAATACCTTCACATCTTTGTCCTTCCACGAATGACCAACTTTTACAAAGAAGAATGGCATATAATCAGAAACTGTTATTGAAGCTGTTTCTCCTTTTTCATTAATTGCGAACATTTCAATTTCAAACATTTTATTATCTTTATAATTTACTTCTTCTCCACTATCATCATCATCCAAATCATCTTCAAAAGATTTATTTGAGATGTTAAAATCAAATAATCGATACTCTAGGCTCATATTCTTACGTTAATTTATAATAATATTTTTATATGATTATAAATCAATTTTAAACATATTTATCAGTAATTTCAATTATTTTCCTTCTATTTTTTATATCTGAAGAGCTATGTCCTGCTGTTGTAAAATATAAATTAGAATGAGGAATGTATTTATGTAAGTCATATGCAATATATGCGGGACATATCATGTCATACCTACCATGAATAATTTCAACAGGTATATTTTTTAATACCTTATATACTTCCTTGTTTTTCAAGTAATTTTTAGGGACGAAACAGTTGTTTTTAAAATAATGGTATTCAAACATAGCAAATGTCTTGTATAAATCATTTTTTTTGATACTTTTTATTATCTCTGATTTGTTATTCGGTTCTAAGTTTGCCACAGATTCTTCCCATTTAGCCCAATTATATAGTGCCTTATTTTTTACTTTATTTCCTAGTTCACCCTCAAATCTTTTACCATAAGCTTGTATTAAGTTATCTCTTTCATTTATAGGTATTTGTTTAATATATTCCTCCCATTCTTTTGGAAAAAAATAATTAGCACCTGTACCACTATTTACCCAATCAACTTCATCTTTTCCGCCTAAAAATATCCCAGATACAATAATTTCTGAAATATTACCAGGATATTTTATAGCGTATACAAGGGATAAAAATGAACCCCACGAGCCTCCAAGTAACATCCATTTATTAATATTTAGTTTTTTTCTAATTTTTTCAAAATCGTTTATTAATTCATGTGTATTATTTGCTTTTAATTCTCCTGTTGGAGTACTTTTACCACAACCTCTTTGATGAATTAATACTATAAAATACTTTTTAGGATTAAACATTCTAGTAGTTTTAGGTGAAGGTGGAGCACCTGGACCCCCATGAACTACTAATACAGGCTTACCATTTTTATTTCCATAACATGAATAGTATACTGAATGTATACCTGTTTTTATATATCCATCTGTTATCATCTTAGATTGGTTATAATAGTACATATCTTTTTTATTCTTTTGTGTTATTTTCTTTTTGTGTTTATTTTTTCTTTGCGTATATTTTCTTTTTGGTTTCTTTTTACCCCCTGTCATTACTTTTTCATTTTCTGATTGTTCTTCCATAAATTTTATTAATCCAGATTCTGATCTATCAGGCTCAAAATTTTTTATGTTTTTTCCCGTAATTGTGGAAAAATGTGGAAATGCAAAAACCTCTTGTTTATAATCAATATCAGGTAACGCATCCCTATTTATATAAGCTATTGCAATATTATTGTCACTATGCACCTTTTTAAATATTTTTGATGCATTTAACCAATCACCTGAAACACTTTCACATGCTGGACAACCGTTCAAATATATTAAACAAACAACTTTTATTTTATTATTAATATCAGCATTTAAATCTTTTATTTTCTTAGTGTCACTTCTTTTTTCTATATAATAAACTTTTACCATATATATTATTATTAGATTTATTTTATCACATAATTATATATGTATAAAGTTACTACCAAATTTATTTTAGCTATCATACTCTTTTTATTAGGATTATATGTTGTTTTAACATACAAAAGTGATGATGTAATTGAATCATTTTCTGGTAATAGATGTCCTGACATGTTAATTCAAAAAGGGGATAAAATATTTTTATATAATTCTAAACTTGATGAAGTTCCAGGAGTTAATCCTATACAGTTCGATAATTTAGAAGAATATTCAGAATTTATTGAATGGCAAAGAAGCCATAATATTAGATGTCCATTATTATTCTTGCAACAATCATATGACGTACAGGGAAAATCTGTTTATAAAATAAAAGATCCTAATAATTTACAAAACAATTTACCTAGTGAATTAATTAAACCAAAAAAAAGTGAAATGCAGTTAAACTCTAAATTATTGGATTCTAATCATGACGATAAACCATTTAATCAAAATTCATATCCAGGATATGACTCACAAAATCAATATATTGGATTAAATACTCCTTTAGATAAATTGTATTCTATGGATGAAGTTACACGTAAATATAGTCCAAATGCTATGATGAGTAACTGGGGTGGAGTTAAATATAGTGATAAAACTGTTGAACAGGAAGTAATTGATAAAACAGTAAATGAACAAATATATCAGAAAAACAATCGCTAGTGGTATGTATGCTGTTTAAATACTGAGTTAAAGACAATCCTAGACACCTGCTTCTTGTTGATAGCTTTTCGCCCCTCAACACCTTTCTCATTTACAACTTCTCTATTTTTACATTTTTCAAATCACAGAAATATTTAACTAAATTATCGTTGTTATAATCATCTATGTAATATATAGTAGATATTCCACTAGCAAGTAATATTCTTGTACATATAACACAAGGATAATGTGTTATATAAGCTTTACAATCTAAACAAGAAACCCCTCTTTTTGCACAATCACTTATAGCATTTTGTTCAGCATGAATAGTTGCTTGTTCATGTCTGTCTCTAATTATACTATGATGTGGACAATCGGGTAAAAATCCATTATATCCTTGACTTATTATTCTATTATCTTTAACTAATAAACAACCCACTTTTAGTCTCGTACATGGAGATCTTTTTGATGTTACTTGAACAATTTCTTTAAAATAATCATTCCAATCAGGACGTTCATTATCGGTATTCATTAATATATTATATTATTGTTTTCTATTTATATAATATATGATTAAATATTATTCGGAAATAATTTATGGAGGTGTAGATGGATTAATCACTACATTTGCTATTATAGCTGGTTCTTTAGGCGGTGATTTATCAACAACCGTTATTATAATTTTAGGTTTAGCTTCTATACTATCAGATGGATTTAGTATGGGATTATCTAGTTACCTCGCAGAAAAAGCTCGTGTTAAAGGACAAAACGCATTAATGGTTGGTTTAATTACATTTTTTTCATTTGCTACAATCGGAATTTTTCCATTACTTCCATTTTTCTTTAAATTTAATAACCCATTTTTAATATCTTCTTATGTACTTGGCTTTCTACTTTTCATACTTGGTTATGTAAAAGAATATAAAATCATGGGAGGTATTGAAACATTTCTAATAGGCGGAATAGCAGCAGCTATCGCATATTATTCAGCAAAATTAATCGCTAATTATGAAAATGCGATTACTAAAAGAACTAAACAAGATAAAGAAACTATCTAAACAGATGTTTTTCATTATTCATTATCTGTAATCGTGTTTTTATCATATATATATAATTTATATAAGTTATATATCTATTAATTTACTTAATTTTTGCCAAAAAGTATGATACACATTCTATTTCTTCATCTTTATTTTTGTAAAACTCACCATCAAAAATATATTCAAAATTGAAGTATTTTAATATACTTGCATGATTAGTAATAAGTTGTGTATATTCTTGATAAACTGGTATTTGTAAAACATGTATTAAATATTTACCTCTAAAATTTTCTCGTAAATATCTTTTAATATCAGGTAATTTTTCAATAATACACCAAGTTATATCTGACATCAATATTACATTCGGTTGATATGCAAGTAGTTTAATTGCTGAAATTCGGTCCGATATATCTATTACATCAAAAGAAACAGTTTCTAAATGCCCAAAGCTTTTATTAGCTCTTTCAATAGCAGAATTAGCATTATCTATACCAATAATTTTTTTAAATTTGGTATGATTATATAAAAAATTACAAAAACAACCTAACCCGCAACCAATATCTACTATTACTTTACATCTTAGATTTTTATTAGCATAATCTGCTAAAAATTTAACCATTTGTTTTTTCTCGGGACATAACATTAAAGATTGGTTCCATGGATCTGTGGACATAGCATAAATCTGTTCAGTTGACACTTTTTGTGCTAGAATATCATTAGTCAATAAATCTCCCATATTATAAAATTATATTAAAAAATTTATTAATTTTTCGATTGTAGTTTTATTAATTTTTCTTTTTTTATCATTTTTATCAGTAGTACATAATTCAAATAATTCTTCTTTATTTGTATTACATATATCAATTAGTTTTTGTAAATTTCCACAGTGATCCATGATAGCTTTTGATATTTTACTGCTAATACCAGGTATTTGATTTAACATTATTATGTGTATATTTTCTTTAGTTATGTTTTCTTTTTTCACACTTTTAACAGTATCAGAATAGGTTACTTGCTCATATGTTAATTTCCCTTTTTTAAATTCTCTTGATAATTTATCACAATATCTTAGAATAAATTCAGCTGTTTGTCTTGTATCAACAGTACTAAATATTGAAAATCCTTTAAAATAATTTAGGTCGGTTAATGCGGACCATAACGCTCTCTTTTCCATTCTACCTTTTTTTTCATTATATGAATTCATGCTCCCTTCAATTAAATAACAGATATTATGATTATTTAATGAATTTGAATTAATGAGTCGCTCAGATTGTTCTTTAAATCTACCATCTTTTATACTAGATGCTAAATCATATAATGTTTTTCTTTCAAAAATGACAATAGGATTCTCTGAAATATCACTAATTATAATATCACCTAAATGTAAATTTTTAGAAGTAATATTTAAACTAAGGTCATAAAATTCATTTTGAGCATGTAACTGTGTTAATAAAGAATTTTCACGACAATCTGAAATGATTTGCATATTAAATATATTAGTATTTAATATGTATTTAAGTATAAATAAAATAACTTAACCCAAAATTTTCTTACCAGCTTGGTATCTGTATTGACGGACCATATTTCCCATAGAGCATACCATTTGGCGTTGATTAGGTGCTCTAGATAAAAGAACGCCCTTTGCGATTCTTGGGTATGCTACAGCTTGAACAACTCCTCCTTTGGCAGGACCTCCACATGAACCTGTAGAAGCAGAATTAATTAAAGAACTAGCATTTTTGGCTCTTCCGTTTAAAGTGCGCATTATATATATATCATATATATTTTTTTTTATAACAACAATTATAAAACAATATAAATATAATAATTCACTAAATATATGTCAGGTAAATTAGATGACGATATTATTAAACAGGGGGATAAATTAATTTTTAATCCATATAATAATATAAATAATGAAATAACATTAAAGGAAGTTCAATCAATCCTAAATAGGTACGGATTACCTGGAAAAGTCACCAATTTAAAATTGTATAAGAGGGCTTTTGATCATCGCTCTTATACAAAAAGACCCGAAATTGAAAACGAAAAAAACAATATTATAATTACAGAACAACCTATGGATTGTTTACCATTACGTAGTAAATCTAATGAAAGACTTGAGTTTTTAGGTGATGGTGTTCTAGAATGTATTGTAAAATTTTATTTATATAGACGTTTTCCTAAAGAAAACGAAGGATTTATGACAGAAAAGAAAATTGCTTTAGTGAAAAACGAAGCTATTGGCAAAATTGCATATGAAATGCGTTTACATAAGTGGTACATTATTTCTAAACACGCAGAAGAAAAAGGTATTAGAACTAATCACAAGAAATTGGGATGTTTATTTGAGGCTTTTCTGGGAGCACTATTTTTAGATTTTAATAAAACTGAGATGAATGATGAAAATGCATTATTTAATAATTTCTTTGTAACAGGACCAGGATTTCAATATGCACAGATTTTTATAGAAAATGTTTTTGAAAAACATGTTAATTGGAATGAACTCATTAATAATGATGACAATTTTAAAAATATACTTCAAGTCAAGATACAAAAAGAATTTAAGGTTACACCACACTATATTGAAACTGAAGAATATGATGCAGAAGTTGGTTACACTATGGGTGTATTTATTTGTTTAGGGCAACAAATACATGAAGTAAAGATTGATGATGCTATCTCATTTAGAACACTTGGAACATTTGAAAAGGTTCATGATATCGCATCAGAAAATGATGGTAAGGCCTTTATATTTCTATGTAAGTCTGTTCATAAAATTAAGAAGAAAGCAGAACAAGATGCTTGTGCAAAATCTATTGAATTAATTGATTAAAACAATAATCTTTTTATATGATTAAATAATATATGAGTAATCAACAATTAAAAACTTTATTTAATAAACCTATTTCATCTAAATTAAAAGAATTTGATGTCGATATTACTATTGAAACTACTAGTGATGATGGAAAAAAAAATGATGTAAATATTATTATTGAAGATAAAACTAGTGAAAAACTTATTAATAGAGATAAATTTATGAAATCAATTAAATCTAAAAAAAGGGTTATTGATATTACCGTACAAAAAGTTGAAAAGGATATCGAAGAACCAGAAGTAAAAGAAAAAATTAAAAAAGATGCTATTAATAAACTTATTATTAAGCCTGCACAAAAGAAGAAATTAAAACAAGATTTAACTGATATGACTGTCGCTGCTATCCCTGAAATTAAAGAGATTCTAATAGGCGACGAATTATTAATGAATAGATTACCTATCGATAAAGAAAGTAAACCAATATTAAAGTCTAAATACTTTATGAACAATCGTGAAACTTTTATTAGATTTATTAATTCTTTGTTAAAGCCTTATAGAGGAGAAATCTTAAATGAAACAAAAGAAACATGTCAAGATAAAAGCAGTAAAAAAGAACAATCATTATTTACACATCAAAAAATTGTAAGAGATTATATTAATCTTTATACACCATATCGTGGGGTATTATTATATCATGGTTTAGGATCAGGTAAAACATGTTCATCTATTGCTATTGCTGAAAATATTATTAAAAATGTCTCTATTATTACAGCTGAATCTATGATTACTAATAAAAAAGTTGTTGTATTAACACCTGCTTCATTAAAAACAAACTATATTGAAGAAATTAAAAATTGTGGAAATCCTATATATAAAAAAAAACAGTTTTGGGAATTTATTAATACAGACGAAAACCCAGAACTTATTGAAATATTATCCTCTGCTCTAAACCTACCAGTCGCTTATATTAATTCTCAACATGGTGCTTGGTTAGTTAATGTGAAAAAAAATACCAATTATGATAAATTATCAGAAGTAGAACAAAATAGTTTAAATTCACAGCTAAGAACTATGATTGACCAAAAGTACATTTTTCATAATTATAATGGTTCTCTATCTAGAAGAAATAAGATTAAAGAACTTACTGCTAGTGGAACTATAAATATGTTTGATAATAAAGTTGTTATTATTGATGAAGCACATAATTTTGTTAGTCGTATTGTAAATAAAATTGAAAAATATAAAATGACCATTACAGATGGATTCAGAAAAACTGACGAGCCTTCTTTAATGTTATATGATATGCTTATGCGTGCTAATAATTGTAAAATCGTCTTTTTAACAGGTACACCTATTATTAATTATCCTAATGAATTAGGCATTATGTTTAATATTTTAAGAGGTTATATTAAGACATGGCATATCCCTATTAATGAAACTAAAGAACTGAAAAATAGAATTACTATTGAATTTTTACAAAAATTATTGAAAAATGAAAAACATCTTGATTATATCGGATATAATGCTAATGTTCTTACTATTACACGAAACCCTTTTGGATTTGTCAATACTGTTTATAGGAATGAATATACTGGTGTTAAATTAAACACAAATGGTGATATTATGGATGATAATGTTTTTATTGAAAAAATTGTTAAAACACTTACATCAAATAATATAGAATGTTTAAAGTCTAACATAAAAATTGTTTTAACTAATGCATTACCTGATAAATTAGATGAATTTAATAATAAATTTATTGATTCAGATAAGGGTGATTTGAAGAATATTGATATTTTTAAACGTAGAATTGTCGGTTTAACATCATATCTTAATGATAAAGAAAATCTCATGCCTGAATATGATGCAGACAAAGATTTTTATCCAGAACGTATCGAAATGAGTGATTATCAATTTTCTAAATATCAAGATGTTAGAAATACTGAGATCACTAAAGACAGAAATAAAAAAAAAAATAATAATCTATTTACAGATAGTGCTTCATCATACAGAATTTTCTCTCGATCTTATTGTAATTTTGTTTTTCCTGAAGATTATCCTAGACCCTTTCCTAATGAAGGAGGTATCGCTGAAAATATTGATAGTATGAATAACGAAGATGATATCGATGGATTAACCGATAAAGATAGAGTTGAAAATTCTAATGCTGGTATTTCTGAAGATGATGTTGAAAAACCAACATCCATACAGTTATCCTATAAACAAAAACTAAGGGATGCGTTAGACTTTTTAGCTTCTAATGCCGACAGATTATTATCTGTTGAAGGACTTGAAATGTATAGTCCTAAGTTTTTAAAAATATTAAAAAATATTCTTAATCCTGAGAATCTAGGTTTACATCTATTATATAGTCAATTTAGAACTGTTGAAGGTATTGGTATTTTTTCACTTGTTTTAAAAGCTAATGGCTTCATACAATTTAAATTAACCAAAAATTCATCTGGCCAATATGTTTTAGACATTCCTGAAGGTATTATTGTTGGACAACGTATGTTTGCATTATATACTGGTACTGAAAGTCCAGAAGAAAAAGAATTAATTAGAAATATTTATAATGGTGATTGGAATTTATTGCCTAATAATCTTGCTATGCAGTTAAAACAGGCTGCTCCTAATAACAATATGGGAGAAATTATTAAACTTATTATTATTAGTGCTTCTGGTGCTGAAGGTATTAGTTTAAAAAATACACGATTTGTTCATATTATGGAGCCTTATTGGCACCCCGTCAGAACAGAACAAGTTATTGGACGTGCTAGACGTATTTGTAGTCATGAAAGTTTAGAAGAACCACTTCGTAATATTAAGGTTATTATATACTTAATGAAACTTAGTGAAAATCAAACTAAATCTGCATCTACCGAATTACTTAGATATGATGTAAGTAAAACTGATAAATCAAATAAAATACCACTTACTACCGATGAAAACCTTTATGAATTGTCTAGGAGAAAACAAAATATACATAAACAACTTTTAAAATGTGTTAAAGAAACCGCTATTGACTGTGCTATACAATTTAAATCAACATCTAGCGATGATCTTAAATGTTATTCATTTTCTGATGAAAGTGACCCTAATGTATACTCATATAAACCTAATATTGCGAATGAAGAAACAGACCGATCTATCCAAAAAGTTAATAAAAAAGAAGTCATTTTTAAAGCACGTGTTTTTACTGCTGATGGTAAAAGATATGCTATGAAAATGGATGACCAAGGTAAACCTACAGGTATATTATATGATATTGATATATATAAAAAAGCAAAAGAAGACCCCGAAATTGATATGCTTCCTGTTGGAAGAGTTATACAAAATCCAGATGGTACTACTAAAATCGATTTTAATTAAAATATAATATTATTACTTATTTATATTATATTTTATAATTTAATTATTACCATACACCACATCAGTCATATTGTGATATAAAATGATCTAATTTATTATCCAAAATATATCCATATTCATGATAATTCGATATATACATAAATATACCTCTTACTTGTAGACATCTACCAAAAAACATATTAAAATTATTCTTTTCCTCATCTTGTATCGTTTCATTACTAATCGCTTTTGATATTTCATTATATTTACATTTATTAATTAATATATTTCCAGAAATATACGGTACGTTCCAATATCCTTTGTGATCTCTATTTAATATATATAAATATTCAGGTGTTAATATTTTGTTATCATTTCTTAGTTCTGTATTGAAATTTGAAGTATACTTATTATTTTTACTAACTAGCATCGGTGCTACTACATTTAAATTACTACATATTGCTTTTATAAACCATGTATCATTGTTAATTATCTGTGTTAAAACGCACATTAATATATAATCATACTTTTCATATATCCTATTTAGAATATTACAATACCAATCACGTAAACTACTACATGAATTATTTATTTTTGTATATTGTAACTCTATATTTAATAATAATTCTAATTGTGATGTTACTTCCATTATATATTTTAATATTTTTTTATCATTTGTACAATTAAGAATTAGATAATGAATTTTATAACTAGGATATTGTTGTTTTTTAATACAATTTATATAATTAAAGATATTCTTAGCATCAGTTATTGTCTCTATTTTTAATATAGCTAATATAATTGGAAATTTATCAAAATCTATATTTAATTTCGTTTTTATTGTATGACTATCTTTATATCCAAAATTATTTCTGTACTTTACGTTAATATAATTACATATCCTGTTTATAAATATTTTTGAATTAACATCTCCATTACCGTGAATAACCATCGGTACTGTATTTGTTAATGTATTCAATACTTTAGACATAGAAATATCTAGTTTTATGTAATTTAAATGAGAACTTAATGTTTGAAATATTTCTGAGGTTGCATCTAATTTAATTTTTAAATTAATATCATTTTTTACTGATTTTAAATATTGTTTTTGGTAATATAATTGATCATCTTGGTAACATTCTACTTTGTCATTTACTAGTTGTTTTAAATGTTTTATTGAACCAATAAAACCACCAGAATTTAAAAATTTATATGGTGTCCCTACATCAGGAAATTCAGAACTTAATGATTTATCTGGCCAAATTAATGCTTCTGCTGAAAATAAAATATCAAACTTTTCTTTTTGTTTCATTTTTACAAATTTATTTATTACTAAGTTTGGTGGTCCTTGTAATACTGCATCATAACAATCACTAAATAGTATAATTCGTTCATCATTATCATTAAACGTATCTAAATATTCTTGAAGTAATACTATTTTATGACCACCACCTGTACCATTTGCCATATCATTTCCTCTCCATGTTGATCCAAAACCTAAGCATATATACGGAAAACCATATATAACTGTACTTTCAATAAATCGATTATATCCATCTACTGGGTCAGTTCCTACTGTTACTACTTGTATTATATTATTATAAAAATTCGTTGGAAATTTTAACTTATAATATGGTTGGTTTTCTGTACTCGAATACATAAATGTATTTTTTTTTGGTGTAATTATAGATGGTTTTAAAGCAAGAGCTTTTACTTCCACAGAATTATAATTCCTTTTTTTGTAGTATCCAGAATTTATATTTAGATACATAAGCGGTAAAAATTCATCAATAGGTATAACATTATTTAAAAAACGTGAATTTACATACTTATCTATACCACTTTTACTAAGCATATATCCTATCCCCCAATACGAAAATGAAGGATTTACTAATTTATATGTGTCATTTATTTTTAATACATCATTAAAATCTTCATGAAATGTTTTTCGACCCAAATATAATAAATCAAAGCTTGGTGCTTTTTCAATAACACTATTTACTACATTTTTAAAATTGTAATTAAATATAGCATCTGATTCTACTATAATTGAATAATCTATATTATCATCATATGCTTTTTTCCAACAATAATAGTGACTTAATGCACAACCTATTTCACCAACTGTTAATGTAATATGTGTATATGGATTTCTAAAATTTTCATCTATTGTTATTCCATTTTTTCTAAAATATTCATCATTTAAATCCATACCATATATTGCATCAAATATTTCATAATCTATATTTAAATAATTTAATTGTTTTTTCATTTCTATAAGTAAATTTACTTCGTGTTTTAAGATAATCACGTATACTTTTATTTTTGTCATATTAAAGTATTATCTATATCTATATACTCTAATTTTTCTTTATTATTATAACAAAATTTAATATAAAAATTACTATTTCTTTATATTATGACATCAAAACTATCTGAAAATACTGATTGTTCACCAACAATTCATAATGATAAATATTTTTATTGTTTAATGATAAACTCTTTTCATACTGCTTCACATCAATATGATTCAAATTACTCTCTGAAAAAATACAGAAGTGATTTTGATAATTCAATTATTTATGGTGATGAAAAACGATTTGATAAGTTATATAATAATTATAATCATGAAAATAAAAGACTATGTTATAATTGGACACCTATCATGCTCTCCATATGGAATCAAAATACTATATTTTTTAATCATTTGATAAAAAACTATACTATTGATATGTCATTAAAAACTGACAACGGTCATACTGTTTTACATTTAGCTTGTATGAGAAAAGTAATTGAGTATATTGAACCACTTATTCTTAATGGTTCTAATATATATACTAAAGACAGTTATGGATACACTCCACTTGACTATTTATACGGTTATCCTGTTGATATTACAAAATATATACAAATGTATACTAATGAACAAAAATGGATAAAAAGAAAGTATTTATTTTGTATTAATAAGTATGTTGATAAATGTCTAACCAAAATAAATGCAGTAAAAAATGTCTTAATGAATATAGATATTATTAAATATATATCTTCATTTTTATAATTATATTAATCCTCCCCCGAATGATATGTATGGAAATTTACTTTTTTTCTTACGTGTTCTTCTATTATTTCTCTTTTTCCCACCAACACTTCTTCGACGTGTCTGTATTCCAACTTTTGTCTTGGGTTTATTCTCAGTTATATTCAAACTTTCTATAAATAATTTCATATTACCATAACCATTATAAATAGGTAACAAAGATAATAAATACTTTCTGTAGAATTGAAAATAATTCTTACCTGGTGATAAATCACTACCAACTCCTTCTTTACTTTTATGATTAGGCAATAATTTATTTATTTGTCTACGTGTTTCACAAGTTAATATTTCACGATTAAGAAAATCCTTATTCTTTGGTTTCCAATAGGTTGTATCTATATTTAACTTTACCTGTTGTAAAACTCCTTTGTTATATTTTGCGGTATGTGATTCTATGTCACTTTGTAAACCTAAATCATTACGAAAATCAATTGCACTTTTAGTTACTTCATACCATGTATGATGATAGCAACCGACTAAATAAGCTAGTGCACAATAATATATACTTGTTAAATCTTCTATACCACAAAAGTATGCTAACTGTAAATACTTTGATGTTGACCCTGATAATCCAGTTTTAATATATTTATATTTATAATCAGCTTCATTTTCACTAGTATCTTCATCCTTATTACCTTTTCCTAACATATTAAAATTTAAAATACCATTTATATCTAATTTATATAAAGAAAACCCTGTTGTCCAATTAATAATACCATCATTAATTTCTTGATTAACATGTTTATTTCGCTCATTTAGTTTTTTATATCTCTGTATGTACTTTTTTTCTCTAGTACTTAATATTATTTCGCTTCCTGTTGGTTTGACAGTATTTTGAATATCTTTCAAAAAATCACTATTTATTGAAATTTTAAATATTTCTTCATCTTCTCCTTTTATAGATTCTATAACTTGCTTCCAATTTTTTTTATGATCATTAAAATCAAAACATAATGGAAATCTTCCCGATGGTATATCAACATGTATATCAATTGTTTGTAATGCTTGATTAAATATATTTATTTTATCTATGAATAATTTTATTTTTTCGTACTTATTAATTGTTAAATTAAACGATGTTTTCCCAACATTTTTTGCTATTTTCTCATATATCATATTAAGTGGTGGAGCTGTATTTGTTATTGTTTGTAATTTAATAGATGCTCCTGAACAAGCGCTACCCTTGTTACCCTCAGTAAATTCACCCCATATATGACTATTTTTACCGTCTTTAGTTATTAATGGATGATTAGTACAATTCCAAAAACAGTTCATTAGTTGAACTAATTCTCTATAATTCAGTTCTCTTAATCCTTCTTTAGTCAAATGGGTTTGAGTTATAACAAAAGAACCAGGAATTGTATTTTTTGGTGATTTATCCGATTTATTTTGTAAATTTATTCGTTCTAATGGCATACCTAAATTTAATAATTCTATTATATTATAATTAAACTCTTGTTTTATATTATTAATTCCACAAATTCTATCTATTTCTTTACATGCTTCTATTCCTTGACGTGTTATTTCTATTAATGTTTCAATAAAAGATATCATAGTATTATTTAAATTTGTATCTGTTTGCATAATTAATGCTATTATACTAGATTTTTCTGCTTCGTATATTATATCTGATATTTTTTCTGATTTATTTGCGGATAATATTGTTTCAGATTCCTCTTTTAACTCATCTTTTATCTTTTCAATAGTTGTATTATTCGATGATTTTTTATTAATTGCTAGTAAAGATAATAAATAATTTTTTTTTTGATTATCATCTAATTTTTCATAAGATCTTCTGTACCAATATGGCCACATACTTAATTTAGGATATGTTTTATGATCTAATATTGTATTCATAGTATCTTTATCAATATCTATTTTTTCTCTATCTCTCAAATTTTCTATCAATTTTCCAACTAACTCATCATCATATTTATCACTTGCAATATTTCCATTACTTACATTTCTCCATGAATCTCTTACATCATCTACTTCATTATTATATACTTTGCTATTACCTTTTTTTTTATTCATACAATATATTTATATATTAATTAACTTATTTTTTTATATTTTGAATATACTCAATTAACATATCTATTTTTCTATCTATTTTTTTTATATATAATAAAACCCTATCATTAGTATTATTTATTGTACTATCATCAACCTTTTTTAACTTACTAAATATATCTGTATCTGTTTCTGGTATAAATGAATCATTTTGATTTCCTTCTGTTATTTTATGAATTTCTTCGATCTCATTAAAAGAAACATCTGAATTTAATTCAACTCCAATCCATTTTTCTGCAATAACAACATCTTCATTTGTAATATTAAGATTATCGTATCTTCTCTCATTAATTTTTTTTTGGAGTTCTTCTTCTACATTATGTAATGGTCTATCAGCATCATCCTTAAAATTTATTTCATCTGGTACTTCTTTTTTCATAGAGAGAGTAAATTCATCTTGTCTTTTTTGTAATCTACTTTCAAAATCACTTACTCTCTTACCCTTAATTTCTTCACTAGTAACGAGTTTATTTTCGGACAATTTATTATTCATTTCAAGTAAAAACATTTTATTTTTTTCGAGTAGTTCATTATTACTATTTGTTTTTTCAATTTCCTCTAATAAATTATCAAATGCTTTCTTTACAATTATAACATTTTTGTCTATCTCATTCTTAAATGTTTTATTTTCTAACATTAAATCCCATAAGAACCCCTTATTATCCTTAGATAGAAACATATTATAATAAATTATTATAATATTTTTTTAAATTAATATATGGTATTAAAATATATTTTTCTATATTTTTCCATTTCTTTATCTGATATTGTACCACTTTTGAATATAGTATCCCACATCTTTGTATTTTTTATCATATTTGTTATAAAATAAATTGAATACATACCACATTCAGTATCTTTTTTTTGATGTTCATTTGGATATATTTCATCAAATTCTAAATTTATACCTAACATCGTTGCTTGAGATATAACAGTATTTGTGAATTTTTTTATTTGTCTTGGTATTTTTTTACCTACACTGTCAAAATAGTATACTTTCTTTGAACTTATATCTATAAACAAAGATACCCAGTGAGATCCTCCCTTATAATGAGGATCTAAATTAAAAATTACTCCTATCTTACTTAAATTTCGTTTTAATAATTTTTCTAAATTAAAATTACATAATTCTTCCCAAACACATTCACCAAATGCCATTTGAGAATCATAATCTATGGGAGATGGTCCTATAAATTCGAAATTTTTATATTTTTTTTCATACTGTTTCATTACTTTAGTTATATCTATACTACTTAACCACTCATTAGGGTTTTTTTTCCATTCACTTGGAGAAAATGGAGCAAAGAAATCATTTATTAATTTTTTCTTGTTATCCAGTTTATTTAATAATTTTCGCATCCAACACGATTCTTGTCTACATGTATAACTCAATTTATTTTTTAATTTTTTCCATATATTTAAATTATCTGTATAGTTAATTTGATCCTCAGGATGTTTCATATTCCATGCCTCTTTTAATTTTCCCAAAATATCACTAGTATAACATGTAAAGTTATTATTAGAATTTGTATTTATGTTACATACATCTTTTATAAATTCGTCATCTTTTTTGTTGTCCTTTTTATTTTTTCGTGTTTTCTTCCCTTTTTTTTTACTACTATGATTGTTATTCTTATTTTTATTAGTTATTCTTCGTGCCATATATATAATATAGTTATTTTATATTATATATTTATTTTAAAGAACGTTGATTTCTAGTATGATTGTTAAATATTTCAATAGATCTTGAATGCTTATCTGGATTAAATGGTTTGAAATCTTGACTTTGAAATAATAATCCATGTTGCATTTGAGAATTAGATATTTCATTATTTGCTTTTACTGTATCTACATATAAATCACTATTCGATTTTGGTACATAAACTGATTGATTACACTTTTGTAGCCCAAAATATGTATTTCTTAAATTATTTTCTAAATCTACATTTTTTATATATCCAGAATATGGTCCTTTATCATTTCCTGGATTAAAATTATCAGACACTTCATAAAATTGTCTTTCTTCTGATATATTATTAGTATGTCTTACATGTAACGCAGGATATTTAACATATTTTGTAGGAACTGGTCTAAAACTAAATTGATTCTCTAGTTTTTTATCGGGTATATTTCTTCTATAAAATCCGTCATTTATATAATCATGGCCTTCATTTCTACATAAATATCCCCCATCTACTACACCATACATTTTTTCTTGATCCATATATAATTTATATAATATAATTTTATATTAAATATTATTAATTAAATGATTATTAATATAAATGATATTACTAATAATTTTATATACCCCATATATATATCACCTGCATGAAAAAAATATATGAAAATATTTTTGATATTACTGTCATGTTATTATATATTTTGTATTTTATTATTGCTTTTAATCTATATTATTCTCATAAAATATCAATATTAGATAATAGTATTTTAAAAGAAAAATTTAGCGATGAAAAATTACAAAATTACTTAGATAATTTACAATTATTTTTTAGAACATTCGTTGTATTTTTATTATTATTTAGATTCAATCCTTTTACTAAACATGTTTTTACTGAGTTTGACAGAAAACTAGTATTTACATCATCATTATTCTTAATTAGTACCACAGGACTTAATATTATTATTTCTAATGATTTTATTAGTAAAAATATAAAAAATATTTACTCTTTATTTATATAATGAATACAATTATTGAAAAACAAAAAATTATAATTATTATGGCAGGTGGAAATGGTACACGTATGAAATCATCTTTACCTAAAGTATTACATAAAGTCGATGGTATTCCTATGATAGTTAAAATTATTCATGAAGCATTATTATTGTCTCCTAGAAAAATTTTTATTGTTGTTGGAAGACATAGATTACTTATTGAAAATAATATTAAAGAACATATTGATATTACAAACATTCATTTTGTTGACCAATTAAATCCTTTAGGTACAGGACATGCGATCATGACATGTAGAAAATATTTAATTAAATATAATTATTCTGATGTACTTATTCTATCTGGAGATGTCCCATGTATTACTAGTAATACTATGAACAAAATGTTTCGAAATATGCATAAATGTAAAATTGCTGTTTTTGAAAAGGAAAATCCTCATGGATATGGTAGAATTATTACAAAAAATAGTAAATTTGTAAAAATTGTTGAAGAACTAGACGCATCAAATGAAGAAAAAAAAGTTAATATTGTAAATTGTGGCCTCTATTGTTTTGATAGTGTTACATTATGTAAGTACTTACCATTTTTAAAAAATAATAATAAAAAAGGAGAATATTATCTTACAGATATTATCGAAATTATTAAAAAATATGAACAAATTAATATTGATATGTACAATATCCCTTTGGTTAAATATATAGAAGTTACTGGTGTAAATACTCCAGAAGAATTATCAGAAATTAATAAATATGTTGAAACTTTAAAACTCGCTTATTAATTTTAACATTTGTTTTGATGCTATTTTATCTATATCTATTTCTTCCCTTTCCTTTTTTTCGTGATTATACTTTATTTTTTTTAAAAACATAGCATTTAAATAATTTATAAATAGGGGTTTATCATATTTTAATATTGAGGAATGTATAAAACGTCCAAATAATTCATTTAATGTTAATGAGTATACGTATGGTTTAACGTGTATATAATATACGTTTTCATGTTCCATATATTTATGTATTTGGTCATCTATAAAACATACTTGAGTATCTTTTGGCATTTTTGTACATTTAACTAAATCATTATACGTTTTATTATTAGTTGTTCTCATTTCTTCTATTATTTCACCATTTACTGTAAAAGCACATATTACATTATCAAATACTAAACCAGGACATATTTCTTCAAAATACCTTTTTATTCGACTTGTCCACAATTTAGGTCCTTTATTATTTGTATATATACATATTCTATCTATTTTACCATGCTCACGTTGCTCTATTAAATAACTAAATATTTCACATATATCAGGTCTTAAACATTCATTATATAAATTCATTATTTCATTAAAACATTTTTGACTTATTCTTTTATTTAAAAACATTTCTATTGATTTAAATAGTATTGATAATTGTGAAAAATATCCTAGTGTTCCATCCATATCAAATACTACAATTCTTTTTGACATAATATATGAATATATTATTATATTTACATATATTATTAGTAATATGTCAGCATTAACAATTGATGACTATACAAAAGTTTTGAAATATTATGAAAAAAATATTCCAACCGATAAAAATAAATTGAAACAAGATGCAGAAAACATAATTGCCCAAAAACTATGCAATTGTATTAAAAATATTAATAGAAAGTATACTGAAGAACCAAAAAGTATTGGTATATGTAAAAATTCAGTACTAAAGAAAAAAAATCTTTCTATCTATAAATTTAAATGTGCTAAAAAAAAGGCTTATCTTATTGGAAAAACAAGAACAAATAAAATATTTAAAAATGGTGTTATTCCATCTAAGAAAACTAGAAAACGAAAATAATTTTTTAGAGAATTATAATAAATATATTAATGAAAAAATTATTACAAATTAATTGAAAAGGTAACCAACGTAGTAAAAAAATTCTTAAACACTTAAGTTTATAGTTTATCAATTTTTTAAATAATTCATTACTGATAATATTACTTTTTCTTGGTCATTTAATTTGCGAAATATCAAGTTTTCATCTGCTTTTAGTTGAAAACAACAATTTCTTCTTCCATAATTATTTTTACATACTATGTATGTACCACCCTCTCTTATTTCTATATCACATATTGTTGCACCTGGTTTTAATCTTATTTCATTTGGGTTTAATAAATTTATCCATCTTATATAACTACCACTTTTAAAATGAGGTATCTCATCTATGTACATATAATCATGCAGTTTTTCTAAAATTTCATATTCATATTCTTCTGATAGTTGCAATTTTTCTATCATAAGAATTTTCATGTCATCTATTTTGTCACTGTTTAAATTCATTATATAAGAATTCTCTTCATTATCTAAAGCAACTTGTAATAAATTCATCGCTTCATCGTTATTTTCATTTTCACACTCACTATCACTACTATCACTATCCATATCCATATTTATTAATATATTTTATTTTTATTTATGTTTAAAATTGATTTTACTCAATTAATTTAAGTTATATAAATTTCTATGAAGTTATATCAAGATAATATGTCTCAATTTTCAAAAATAATTGTACCTTCGGCACCACCTTCCGATACACAGCATACATGTCCCATTTGTATTAATGACATCGGAAACAATAACTTTGTTGTAACTAAATGTAGTCATAAAATTTGTGTTCCTTGTCTAATGAATAATTATAATAAATCACTTAATGGACACCTATGTCCTTTGTGTAGATCGAGAATTCTTGATAAAAGAAGAAATATATATGTTGCAAAATCTAGAATCAACTTTGAAGCTAGTAATTTATTATTTAATATGTTTGATGACTCAGATAATTTCTTCCCGATATTTAAAGAATTAACTGATTTTGTATCTAATAGAAAAGATAATATATCTGAATTTAAAGAAATATTTGGACGTTTTATGATGACCGAATTTATTGAAAAATATACAACTAATTTGAATATTACTAAGTAATTTAAAGTAGAATTATATCACTTCATTTATTTTTATTTGTTGTTTGCGTAAAAAAAAACTAAATTACTTAATTAATTAACTTACAACAATTCTATCTACTAACTCACTATGGATCTTTGTCTTAATTCTCTTCCTTCTCCTACTATTCCTAGTGCTTCTACTATAGCATTTACTAGTAATCTGTTACTCCCATTTCCTCTCTCATAATGAAATTCATCAAACAGGAAATTATCACGAGTTCTTCGTCTTGTTGGTCTTGTTGGTCTTGTTGGTCTTGTTGGTCTATCTTCTGGTTGTTCTGGTGGAATCCAACCTGGAACTCGTGATGCATATTCCACTCTACATAACGGACAATTATTACCAGCAGCATTTTGAAAATGTGATAAAATACAATCACAACAAAATTTATGACCACATTTAGTTACCATTACATTAGCTTCTCCTAATACGTCCCAACAAATACCACAAGTTGTTGAATCTGATACGGTTACATTTATTGGTTGTGTATCTGGTGGTGGAGGTGGAATATTTGTTAAGTTAATTCTAGGTAACATACGTTGTTCATCTGCTACTCCTCTTGGAGATTGAAATACAGGTTCATTTTCAGTATCACTATCTGATGTATCACTTTCATTCATGAAATTTATCAAATTGTTGTTTATATTACGGTCTATAATCGGTACTCTTGATCTAAAAGTTATATTTGGTGGTGGTGTAGTATAACCATCATCTGTAATAAATCGTGTACCCGAACCATCTGGAAATTGATTCTCATGAAAAGTCTGCAGGTGTTTCATAACACGAAAGCGTGCTTGTAAAGAATCCACACGATTTTCAAAACAAATGTTTAAACCTCTTATATGATTAGAATTAAACCAACACTTTGATAAAGGTTTCCATCTTATGTCGTGTACTCCTACGTTGACCAAAACTGTTCTTAAATCTGTAACATTATGTAAGTACGGTTGTAGTTTATTTCTCCACGTTTCGGGTAATTCCCTATTGTTATCTATATACCAACAAATATGTCGATGAAAATTATAAACCTCATCATTTGTTGTAACAACCATTTCAACCATATCTCCTAGTTGATTATCATACAACCACATAAATCCATCTTCTTGTGGTATTTTTATAATTGGACGTTTCCACCAATATTTACGGTTTAAAGAATCATTATGATTAAATATTGGGTCATAATCATTTTCCCATATACATCTAGCACGAGAGTATATCTTCATCTCGCAGCTATTCGCGTTGTGTCCAGTTTGAGAGCAGTACGAGCATACCATTTTAACTTACTAACTTTTGAAAGTAATTTTACAAAGATTTTTATAATTAATTACAAATTTCTATAAAAAGTAATCAATTTTTTTTGAATAGGTCTAGTATATCAAAAAAAACAAAATTTTTTACTTTCTATAGAAACTTATTCAAAAAAAATTGATTTGTTTTGATTCTTTTTTGAATAAGTATATTAATGACCAATAACAAGCAATAAGCTATTATCAAAATGTCCATTACCATGAACCCCACCACATTTGAAACCACTTTCAGTCGTCCTGATGTTCGCAATCATCTTCGTACTAAATGTGCATCTAATTACTATAAAAAAATGACCGAGATTGAAAAGAACGAACTCTACGCACGTGCGCCTAAGACTGTGAATGCTGATGGCGAACAAATTTCTCCCAAGCCAAAGGATGAGCTTAAAACTGCTGACTGGATCCGTGAAATTATCGGTTCATGGAATCGAGTAGAAGCTAACTATATCCCCGTATCTGAAATGGAGGTTATCGTAATGAAACCAGAACAGATTGACATACTTAACCAAAAATTCGAACAAAAAGAAATTCAGAACGCCGAAAAGAAAGCTGCTAAGGAGGCAGAAAAGGCCGAAAAGAAAGCTGCTAAAGAAGTTGCCAAGGAAGAAAAGAAAGCTGCTAAGGAAGCAGCGAAGAATGGGAAGAAACTAGAAAAACTCAAACAACAGCTAGATGCTATTGATCCTAACGCAGAGCTTAATAGCGATGGTCTTGTCGTTGTAAAATCCGTTACATTTGCTAATGATAACGGTGATATGACAATTACCATGACTATTAAGGAATATGCTAAGGATTTCAAGTCCAAGCAAAAGCAAGCTGCTAAGGATGCCGCCAAGGAAGAAAAGTTTCAAGCTAAGCTATCTGCCGCTGCTGAAAAACTACAAGCTAAAGAAGCTGCCAAAGCAGAAAAGAAAGCAGCTAAGGAAGCAGAAAAGGCCGAAAAGAAAGCAGCTAAGGAAGCAGAAAAGGCCGAAAAGAAGCGTGTCAAACTTGTTATTAAGGAAACAGTTAAGCACCTAACTGATAGTGATAAGAGAGTTCTTATTACCGACAACACCGAATGGCTGACTAGTAATGGCTTCATGGCAAACAGTATCGAAGAGTATATCACTAATATCACAGCAAAGGATTACAAGAACTTATTGAACGAAAACAGGAATGAATTGAGCAAGATGAGCTGGTCTCAACAAAATAACCAATAAAAAATTAGTTAGATTAGTTATGATTGTAATTTAATAAATAAATTATTTTTTATTTATTAAAAAAAATGATTGTATATTCATTCATTTTTTAATTTTAAATTAAAGATGTTTGTCTGGTTCTTAATAATCGCACTATTTAATATAACATATTCACATTATTGGTCAAATAATAATGTAAGTAAATACATTACAGTAAATGATAATTATCTAGAACAAAATAATGATAATACATATATTAATTTTGATATTAATACTGATAATACTTATATTGATATTAATATTAATAAAACAAACGATAATTTTCCCAATATATGGATTACATTTAACATTAATATGGATAATAATAACAGTAAATATAAAATGAACCAATTCTTGTATATAGAATAATGTTGCGAACAATACATATCTATACTTTATTTACAATCCCTTTCTGTTAGTACATATCCCCAGTGTTGTAACGTCTGTCTTATTTTCGGACTTATATTAAAATCATTATATTTTGCTTTATTTTTTTTTATTAAATTAATTAATGCTTTTCTAAATCTACTATTAGGACCTGCTGTCTGAACCCATCTTTTTACTTGACGTTCATCATCAGGACTTCTTTTACCATTATAAAAATCACAATACCACTGAACCCATCCATACGGATGATACTTTTTTATCCAATTCTTTTCTTCCCAAAATTCTAATGTAGTTCCAACTTTTACTCCATATTTGTTTATATTTGTATCATAATCTTCCCATTTTCTTGTTAAATTATTATTTGATATGCCCTTCCACCAAGATTTTGGATAATTTAGATGTTTATTCTTATAATTTTTACCTGTTACTTTTGAATATATTGGTCTCCAATATGTTCCACCAAAACTTCCCAATTTAAATATTTGACGAGGCGTTAAATTTGGACGAAACTCAGGGAAATCACTAAAACGAGTTTTTTTCTTTCGTGTTTTATTAACCTTTACACCTCCCTTTAAATTATTATTTTTTTTACTCTTTTTAAAACGGTTTACCCTTCCTGTTTTATATTTTTTTGTACGTGCATTTTTTATTTCTTTTTTTGTCAATTCATTATGTGTTATTGGTGTATCATCTGTAATTCTTATTTTAGGTCTATATATATCATTCTTGTATTTATATCCGACTTCACCTCGTTGATTTACCCATTCTTCATCAAACCATCTTCTTAATCCTTTTTTTCTTGTATATTTACCTTTATACGGACTCTTTTTTGTATTTTTGTATTTTATACTAAATGCTTTTTTATATGCTTTTACTAATAATCCACTTCTATACGCACTATGCTTAGGATATTTTTTATATATGTTTTTTTTAGTTTTATTATATAAACTTATGTCACTTGGTTCCATATCTCTATATATTTTATCATTATTTTATATTTGTGTTAAATAAATACTATTCATTATTATCACGATTATTACAATTTAGAATATTTTATTATATTACCTTATATATAATGAATACAACAATAAAAGACGCATTAGTAGGTGCGTTAATGTTTGGAACTATGTCATATTATTCTCAAAAATATATTAACAACCCACATTATTTTAAAATTGTCGCTTTTGCTTGGTCTGCACCATTTACATATTTTTATTTATTATATATTACTTCAAGAACAAGTAGCAAATCTGTTAATGATTTTAATCGACATGCTTTGATCGGTATTTTAATGACCGCTTTTTTAATTATTTTATATATGTATCTTAAAGACACTTTTCATATTGACACCTTAATTACTAGTATATTTTATTTAACGGCTTTTTTTACATTTGGTTATTTTTATTTAAAAATATTTAATAAATTATAAATCATATGATAATATTTATGAATTCAAATACATATTATCACTTACTTTGAAAAAATACACTTATCTAAAAAAAAATGATTACATTTTTGTATTTTTGCTATAATCAATATATTACTTAAATTGTACCAACGGATATGTCAACATTTCATACTAGGTATATGGACGTTGTCCACCAAACCAATACTAATTTTAATAGTTCGTTAACTATTAAAGACCACCAAGTAAGCGGAACCGAATGGTGTGTCACTAAAGAAGAATCGGGTCAATCTGGTGCTCTTGTCGCAGATGAAATGGGTCTTGGTAAAACTATCATCATGTTGATGACGATGTTGATTATACCAAAAAAATCTACACTAATTGTTGTCCCTGCTTCCCTTCTACATCAGTGGATTGACCAAATCAAACGTATAATCGGTACGAATCCACTTGTCTTTTACAGCCAGAAGAAAAAAAAGATTACTAGTGAAATGCTTGTGAACAGTTCTATTGTTATCACAACGTATCATAGCATCGCCATCTCGAAAAAAGAAAAGCAACTTCCGTCTAAAAATCCGTTACATAACATTAATTGGGATCGGGTCATCTATGATGAAGCTCATCATCTGCGTAATCGTAATGCACTTTGGCACGGCGCAACACTTGTCAACAGCGGTTTTACTTGGGTCATCACAGGTACTCCAGTTCAAAATAAATTAACTGATTTCAGAAATATTTGTAAGGCTGCAAATATTACAAATTGGAATGATTCTGTCCTTCTTCGTACCAAGAATCAAGTTGGAATCACACTTCCACCACCAGTAATTCACAATATAACCGTTCCATGGTCTAATCCAGAAGAACTTTCTCTCGCTAGAGAAACGCACTTCAAAGTTAGAAACTCAGTAAACCCTACTGACTTAATTGTTGAAATGCAGTTGTGTCGACAGGCTTGTACATATCCCAAACTCTTGGAGAAAAACGTACATCACATCGAAAACAACATCCTTAGCCAACCACGACAAGATACGTTAGATCTTGCATTCAACCAACACTCTAAGTTGGATGCCGTAGTTGATGTACTTTCACAACGTCGTAATAATAACAACGGGAAGCTTGTTTTCTGCCAGTTTCGTGACGAAATGACCGCCCTAAAAAATATGTTGACTGCTAAAAATATATCCGTTACTATGATTGATCCTTCGATTTCTCATAAAAGAAAGTTCTCTATTTTAACAGCCAACCCCATTCCTGAAAACTCGTACATCGAAGGTCTCAACAAAGATGTTTCTCGAATTATCAACTCATATTTAAAAAGCGATGTAACCATTCTACAGATTATGTCTTCTTGTGAGGGTCTCAATCTCCAAGATAATTTCTCTGAGGTCTACTTCGTAAGTCCAACATGGAATCCTAGCGTCGAATCACAGGCGATTGCACGATGTCACCGAATTGGTCAAAAGAAACAGGTCGAGGTCTTCCGATTCTACATGGAACAATTCACACAATCTGAATTTCCTCAAAGGTTTGATATCTCTGGGAACTTGGTTAACTACTATAATCTAGACCAGTATATTTTGAGAAAACAGAATTGGAAAAATACAACAGCACGGGATTTCTTACGCAGCATCTTGGACACCTAGTAATTTAGAATTTTGTATTTGTAATTGTAATTTAATTATTTTTATTTTTACTTCCCATTTGTTTACTAATACACTTTAGCATTTAAACCACATCTTCTATTCATTATATAATATAATATATAGTGAATATCATTAAATTTAATTATTACACCTAGTATTTAAAACATAGTTCCAAATGAACCACCTAGTGCTTCATTCGCTGCCATTAATGGAGTTCCTACCTGAAAACCATCTCGAGATGGTACATTAGCATCTACAAGTGGGTTTTCAGTATTATAATACATACTATCAAAACCATTATTCGCCTCACTCTTTAAACTTAATTTTTCGGGTACAGGAAATTGAGCAGAAGCACCACTATTCTGTTGTGTTCTTACTACTGGTCCGTTTTTTTTAGGTTTTTCCTCTTCTTGTGAAGAACTACCAGTTACAAATTCAAATAATCTATCTACCAATATATTTACTTTCTCGCCTAATTTAGTATTTAAGCTCAATACTATCACTAAAACGCCTAAAATTGTGTTTTTAACAATATATGGTTCATACTTTTCACCACTATATGGTGGTACAAATGTTATTAATCTATCTATATAGAACAGTCCAACAAACATTACTAAAACTTGAGCTAATATCTCAATTGATATTTCTAAACTACTTTTCGAATCATCAACCTCTGGGATATAAACACGAACAGCCTTGTTTAACAAAACAACTGGTATAATCGCTAAAAATGCGTATTGAAGAGTATTAAATAAATCGGATTTTGTTGTATCGTCAAACTTTAATACATGATTCATAAAATTTAATTTTTCTCCTGATTTTTTACTTGCTTCTTGTAAATCTTCCATATGTAATATATAGATATTTATTTGAAAAAAAATGATTTTAAATTAAAATTTATATTATAATTTACAATTATAAAAGATACAATGGATAAATCATACAATAAACGTCGCTTGCCATATATTCCTTATGAGCTTGTTAATATGATTGCTGAATATCATGACTATGACAAATACTGCAAACCTGAACATCTTGAAAAATTTCAACATGCGTTGAATGACATTATCTCTATGGGTGAAATTATGCCCCAGATTCTACCAACTATAGCTGCTGAATGTTGGGGAGGTAAATTACCCGACTACTACTTATGGGATCCTCATGAAGAAGACTTTGACTTTCCTACATTTGAAGATTATCTACACTATCTTGATGCTTGAAATTTTGATTAGTATTAGTTTATTTATTTTAAGGTATATTTAAGTATATAATTTTTTATTTATCTATATGCATTATTATATTTCTTTTTAATGTTGAATAATATTCATCTATCTTTTCTCCAGCATTTTTTGTAAATAAATCACCTTCAATATATTGATTTGGATTCTTTGTTACATTTACTATTGATTTCTCTAACTCTTCTCTATTATTCAAATCACAAAAACAGTATTTATTTCTATTTATTATTTCTACTTCAGGTAAATCTGTTGCCCAATAAATTGGAATTGTTCCCGCTTCAAATGCTTGAAATATTTTTTCTGTGAAATAATTATCATAACAAGAATTTTCAGGGCATATATTATATATTCCTCTTGAAATATAATCTATTTTTTCTTTATGTCCCTTACCTATCGATTTTGTATTGTTACGAAAAGTACTCGGAGAATAAATATCCCCATATTTACATACTACATCATATATTTTTGTTCTTTGTCCATACCAATCGTGTCGCGCCACTATTGTACAAAAAAATTCTTTATGTTTTTTTATATTTTCATTATATCTTTTTTGAATGTATGACAGTATATTATCTTTTTCATCATAATTATAATAAGAATAATACATAAGCCATAATGGAAATCTAACTTGTTTTAATGATATATCTGTTTCTTTAAAACCAACTATTAAATCAAATACATCATATAATACATTTTCATCATTAAATTTTGGAAATCTTTCTAAATTTTCTCCATAAAAAAATATTTTGCATTTCGCTTTTAACTCTTTAACTTCTTTTATATCTCCCCAACATGATGATATTAAAATATCTGGATTTGATGTATTTGCTACTATTTTTACATCACCTATATTCTTTTTTATAAATTCTGTAAAATAATTATCTGTATCAGAGTCTTTCCAATAATGATAATATGATATTGTAATCATGTTTATAATATATTATATGTAACTATTATAAATACAATAATATATTATTAAATTTTACGGTCCAATATTTGTTGTTCTTTCTTCTTAAAATCTAAAAATTTTTTTATTTTCCTTGTATTTCTACGAAGTAATATCGGATTTTTAAAACGTGGTCGTATACGTCTTGTATAAGGATAATCTTGTTTACTATGTAAAAATCCGTGTTCTTTGCAAAATCTTCGACTGCACATTTCATATGTATAATATTTGGTCTTTTCTCTATTTGCCCATTTATCAAATAATATTACATGATACGATGGTTTCATAACCATTAAGGCATCTCCATTTTTTAAATCTTTCTTACTTATTTTTTCTGACCAATATTTTAAATTAAACCTTCCTTTATTTCTTGTACGTGGACCTCCTATAAACACTCCATTATATGTGTTTTTTGGTAAATCCCACATATAACTTACAAAACCACTACAATCATTTCTATATCCTGATTTATTTGGTTTATGACTATAACTTTTTACAGTTTTTTTCCACTTTTTTATTTTTCGCTTAAATTCTTTTCTTGTCATCGGATTACTTAATTTCATTATATATATATAATTACATTACACAATATTATAATTTAAAATTGATTTAAATTTAAACAATCGTTAATATGTTATATATTAGTTATGGTGAAACTTTGTGATAAACAATTCCCTACCACTAGTGAAGAAAAATATAAAGAATACTTTTCTAAATTCTCATTCCCATTAAGTGATTTTCAAAAATATGCTATTGAATCTACTGTGGAAGGACACCATGTTTTGGTTACTGCTCACACAGGTTCAGGAAAAACATTACCTGCTGAATTCGCTATCGATTATTTCGTTTCCAAAGGGAAAAAAGTTATCTATACCAGTCCCATTAAAGCTCTTAGTAATCAAAAATTTTATGAATTTTCACAAAAATTTCCACATATCTCTTTTGGTATTTTAACTGGGGATATTAAAACTAATCCAGAAGCTGATGTTCTTATTATGACAACTGAAATTTTACAAAACACCCTTTATCTCAAACAAAGAGATATTGTTACTACTTCTAAACTTCATTTTGATATGGATATTCAAAATGAATTAGCTTGTGTTATATTTGATGAAATACATTATATTAATGATGCTGATAGAGGTAAAGTATGGGAAGAATCTATACTTATGTTACCTCAACATGTTCAAATGGTTATGTTATCTGCTACAATTGATAAGCCTCTTCAATTTGCTGAATGGTGTGAAAATAGACACCGTTCTGATAAAATCGTTTATCTTGCTAATACTGATTTTAGAGTTGTACCTCTAAATCATTATATCTATATTGATACCAATACATCTATATTTAAAATCTTAAAGGATAAAGATAAGGAAAAACAAATTAAAGGAATTTTAAATAAACCACACGTCCTCAAAAAACAAGGAGAACAATTTATGGACTCTAATTATAATATGATTAAAAAAAATCTTGAGCTATTTTCCAGTAAAAATGTTACCATTAAACCTAATCTTATTCTTAATAATCTTATCCGTTATTTATATAAAAATGAAATGTTACCTGCTATATGTTTTGTATTCTCACGATATAGAGTTGAAAAATATGCGAAAATGATTAGTGTTAATTTATTCGGTTATGATGATGCACATATCCCTTCTGTTATTAGAAATGATTGTGAAAAAATTATTAGACGACTACCTAATGCTCATGAATATCTTAATTTACCTGAATATCATGAATTGGTCTCATTACTTGAAAAAGGTATTGCTATTCACCACGCTGGTATCATGCCTATATTACGTGAAATGGTTGAGTTATTATTCGGTAAAGGTTATATTAAAGTCTTATTCGCTACTGAAACATTCGCTGTTGGATTAAATATGCCTACCAAAACCGTTATATTTACATCTATGAATAAAATTACTTCCGATGGACATCGTGATCTATATGCACACGAATATACACAAATGGCTGGAAGAGCAGGCAGAAGAGGTCTCGATACTATTGGACATGTTATCCACTGTGGTAATTTAATTAAAGACGCTGGTATGCCTTTACTTAACGATTATAAAAAAATTTTATCAGGTGTTCCACAAGTCCTTAAATCTAAGTTTAAATTCACATACGGACTTCTATTAAATCTTATTTCTGTTGGTAACATGTCATTTTGTGAATTTATTCAAAAAAGTATGTTAAATGAACAAATTCAATCTCAAATTTCTGGATTTAAACATAAAATATCCTGTCTTAATGGTCAAATTAAAAAACAACAAGAAATTACTGATTCTATGAATATTAATACTGACTTACTACAACAATATTATACTATCACAAATGAACTAACTACTGCACACCAAAGTAAAAAAAGACAAAAATTACAACACAATATCACTACTTTGGAAAATGCATACCCTCAAATTAAAGAACATATCAAACAAATTGATAAACTAAAAATGTTGAACTCTGATTTACAAAGTTCACAAAAATCTATGGAAGATACTAACTCTTACGTTAAAAATAATGTTTCAAATTTGTTATATATATTAAAAAACAACGGTTGTATTTTGGAAAACGATGGTATTTATTCTTTATCTACAAAAGGAGATATTGCTTCACATGTCCATGAAATACACTGTTTACTCGCTTCTGATTTATATGAATTAGGACATTTTGATAATATGACTACACCCGAATTAATTGCATTCTTTAGTTGTTTCTCTAATCTTAAAGTTTCTGACGATTATAAAGATTTTAATTGTACTGAAGACTATTTAAATGTTAAAAATGCGGTTGACTATGCTACTCAGAGAATTAAAGAATACTCTGATAATGAAGTTTCTTTTAACTTGTATGGTGCTGCGGAAAATTTTGAATTACAATATGATTTTGTTAGATATTCATATATTTGGGCTTCTGAAGTAAATAATGAAAAATCTGCTAAAAAAATTATTGATGAAGCTAAAAGTGAAAAAAATATATTTTTAGGAGAATTTATTAAAGCACTCTTAAAAATTAATAATATTGCTGCTGAGTTTGAAAATGTTTGTGAGATTACAAACAATATGAATTTATTGAGTAAAATTAAACAAATTCCCGACATGACATTAAAATATATAGCTACAAATCAATCGTTATACGTATAAATTATAAATTATCAATACACCTATATATATATATATGGCCAGAACACTTAATGAATTAATTGAACAAGCTAAACAATATAACTATATTGAACCAGCAAAAGACCGTAAATATTGGGAAAATGATGATTTCTTTTTTAAATCTATTACTATCGTTATTAATGATCCTGATTTGTTAAAAGCAACCGACATTATTTGTGGCTGGTTTCCACCATTAAAACTATTATTTAAAGGTACTATAAAAAGATATATGATTTACTGTACATCTATGAACAAATGTACTTAAAATACTTTCAATAACTAATTCACATAAATTATACAATAATATTTTCATATAATTTATATTTTTTTACTATGCTATCATCTTCATTTTTACTGGTTCAAGGTGATTATAATTTTCTACTTCAAAATCTTCAAACTTATATTCATCTATACTATTATATTTATTTTTTATTTTTAATGTAGGAAATACATACATAGCACATGAACCTCTCACAAATTGTTCTTGTAACGCATCATAATGTTCCTTATATATATGAGCATTACCTATTACATGTACAAACTTTTTGGCTTTTAATCCACAATGGTGTGCTAATAAATGCGTTAAAAAAGAATAACTTGCTATATTAAACGGTACACCTAGTCCTACATCTCCACTTCTTTGATATAAACAACATTCTAACTCATCATCATTCACTACATTAAATTGTACAAAAGCATGGCATGGAGGTAAAGCCATCTCTTCCAGTTGACATGGATTCCAAGCAGATAATATTAATCTTCTGCTTGTTCTCTCATTTGGATCTTTCAATTTTTTTATTATATACTCTAACTGGTCTACACCTTTTCCTGAATAATCTGTATGACAATCAGTATATTCAGCGTTGAAATGTCTCCACTGATGACCATATACTGGACCTAAATCGTTCTCATCTTTATAATCTAAACCACTCTTCATCTTAAAATCTCTACTAGCATTTGCATTCCAAATCTTTACATTTACCTTTTGAAGTTCTCCATTATCTGTTGAACCAGATATAAACCATAACAGCTCTTTTAAACACGTCTTCCATGCCACCTTTTTTGATGTTAATAATGGAAGTACATTATTCTTTAAATTATATTTACTCATGTGACCAAATATTGATTTTGTTTCACCATTTCTACTAGATGTTACAGTACCATCATCCAAAATCTCTTTAATTAATCCTAAATATTGGGATTCTTCAGACATACTTTATTCTATTATTATATATTTAATACTGTTTTATTAATATTAATTTTTATTACCTATCGTTACATTTAAATAGTACATATGATCTGATGTACTTGTACAGTGTATTGGACTACATGAATTCGAACAATTACTATCTTCTTCGTACAAATCATTACATATTTTATATTCTGTATTCTCTTCATTATACCATATCTCATTTGATAAATGTGTAAATCCTAGTATTTCCTCAGGTACATGCGGTACCATATCATAATAATGTGTTACTCTATATGTTGTAAACGAATATTTATTGAAATATTCGGCAAAATTTTTATTTCCTACTCGTGGAGAACCAAAAGTTATTAAATATTTTAAATCATACTTTTTGTAATCCGATAATATATCATACGCCGCCAAAGTTGCCATCGCTGCACCAGCAGAATGCCCTGTTAGAAACACACTATTCGTGTTATATTTTTTTGATAAATATGATAAATTTTCCATCAATATCTCCTTTGAATTTGTATATTCTTTATAGAATCCCTTCGCTACTTCTATATTTTGGTCTTCATATGGTGTTATCTTTTTTACTTGTATATTATCTATCCAGTTCTCCATATTCGACGACCCTCTAAAAGATATAAATATGCTATTTAGCATATTATCATACCCTTGTAATGACCGTAAACCTTCCTTCTCTACTATATTTGTCAATATTATTGATGTATCACATGTCATACAATCCCATTCATCTACTGCTGATACACTATATGATGCTTGTGCTAAATTCACAGCATGTTTTGATATACTTTCGTCATATGCATTTGTTATACCCATTAAAAATATTAATAGTAATATTACTAACATATATTATATTATTATATAATATGTTTTATAACGGCGATGTTATATATATTAAAAAGTATATTGGGGATTTATTAGTAACTGACACTACTAATAAATATAAAATTGTACATATATATCCAAAAATGACTCTATATAAGGGTACTATCTTTCATAAAATTGCATTACTCGATAACGGCATCCAAATTCCTATGTATACATATAATATTATTTCAAAAGAACGTGTTTTCTTTATTGAACACATTCCTTTCTTTCAACGAGTTGCGTCTTGTTGTAATAATTTATTCTAACATTTGTAGTCGTATCTTTTGTTTTAATTTATTCTGATCCATAAATAAATATATTTGAAATTCTCGTCTTTTGAAATTTTCTACCTCACTTCTTACTGTTATTCTTGATGCCATTTTTAATTCTGGTAAATATACTATATATTGATATAAACCATCATTTCTTTGTATTTTGTCAAATACATATCCATTATATGTCTTTTCTATTACCTCTGGATTTGTAAAACACATATGTAACATATTACAATCTATTTGTATTTTACGAATTGCCCTCATCGTTACATTTACATAATCTAGTTCTGATATCCACTGATTATAGAACTCTACTGCATCACTTGATAATTCTAACATCTTATTATTTATTTGGAATTGAATCATATTTAATAAATCTACCAATCGTCGTATAGGTGATGTTATATGTATATAAGACTCCAAATCTAACAATTCATGTTTTTTTGAGTAATCTGTGCTATATTGCCCACATGAACTATTCCATATTTTTAAGAATTTTGTTACATCTTCGGGTATATCATTCGGTATTATAGTCTCTTTACCAAAAGCTGCCGATCTAAATACTCCATTATTATTTTTTATCATTTCCTTTCCACATTCATAATTCATTAATATCATTAAATATGTAATTACATCATAACTATTTGTTATATCACTTGTGTATTTATTTCGTCGATTTAGTTCCCATACCATATTTTTCAATAAATTGTAATCTTTCATGTATAATAGACTATCTTCTTCATATCGATAATTTTTCACTACCTTTATTGAACAATTTTTAAATGATATATTTGTTATTATGTTTTCTATTATCTCGATATCTATCGCAAAAGCAAATCTTACTTGTTTCTCTTGAAGACTACATAAACAATCTGATAATACTGTCGGTAACATAGGTCTTTTTCTATCTGGTAAATATATTGTTGATATACGTCTTGAAAACGATTTCCATAATCCTAATAATTCCATCCATAATGTTACATTTGATATGTAGATACTTATTATTGTTCTGTTGTCTATTTTTTTAAATCCTATTGCATCGTCATAATCTTCACAACCTTCACCATCTATTGTAAATATATTCTCTCCTGTACGATCTTCTAAATTGGGGTATTTCACTCGTATCAAATCTATAAATTCCAAATGAGATTTACTTTTTAGAGCGTTTGATGTTGCACGATTAAAACCTTGTATTGAAGCATTTAGGCTTTTACAATATAATTGATATTCATAAAAATTATCCAATTGATCTACATTTCCTATATTTTGTTTTATTTTACCATATGGATGTTTACTATTCCAGTTTGAATACTCAAATGTCACATACTTGTTTACCATTTTTTTTTTAAACCCCATTCTCTTTATTTCATATGGTACCAAAAATACTGGTAATCTACGATCATCTGGTATACATTTGTATAAGTTTTTTCCATTTAGTTTTCCGAATGTCTTGTTTTGATCTAGAACCAATACACCTGGCATACTTTCTACTGAATGAACTGTTGAGTGTAATAATTTCATATTTTTACACTCATCTATAGAAAATACGTCTCCACTAAACAACTTATCCTTTATTGGGTCTACACCTGGATTATCTGAATCATCTAATGATACCGCATTTACAAAACTATATTCGGTATATTCCCTATTTTCTATGTATATTCGATACTGATTTTCCATATTATATATTATGTTTTTTGTTCTATATATTTTTAAAATAATATTTCAATTATTTTTGATAATGATGTATTGGCGATTATCATGATGTATACTATATTTTTATATAAACTTATAACCTAATTCACTTAATTTAAGTATTGTATTTTTAAATGCTATAGTATTATTATTATTTTTTGAATTATAATTATCATATAAACCACGAGTTATTATATTTTTTGATAACCAATCTTTTTGAGATAAATAACATTTTATATTGTTTAATATTCGTATTAAATAAAACCATACATCATCTTGTTTATCGCATGTATTTAAAAATATTTCTTCGTTAAATATCAAATTTTCTGTTTTATGAAAAAAATCTGGTTTATATAAAATACCCCCTTTTCCTGTTAAAAAATTATATAATGATACGTTGTGTGTAAGTCCACGTTTGAGATAATTAAAATCTTTAAACTCTCTGAAAGTTGGTGTAAACCCACTATAACCAATTACACACTTATTATTATTGTAATCATTTATTAAATTTTTTATTAAATTATTGTTATATATCGTATCATCATCAAATGTTATTATTATACAGTCTTCTTTCCATTTATCCTTTAATAATGGTAATAATTTACGATAAGAACCAATATTTTTTACCCAATTTAATTCAATATTTGGAGTATTATTAATTAAATTTAATAAGTTGTTATCTGTTATTTTTTTATCTATAAAACCATCATCTAATATATATGGTTCTTCTGATAAATATATAAAAATTTTATCTGGTGGTATAGTTTGTATTAGTATACTCTTCAAAGTTTCATATAATGGATTTTGATTTTTGTATATACTTGTTATTGAAACATATATGGGTAATTTTACTGGTGATAAATTATTCATTAATTTATATAATAAATATATTTTTTATCAGGTAATATTTTATATAATAAAAATTTTAATTAAATTTTTTATTATATTTATTACACTTTATCATTTAACCCGTTGGACATTTAAAATGTTCCCTAATTTTTCTATTCCAATAAGAGAGAGATAGTTTATCCATATTAAATGACTTATGTTTAAAATCTTTATATATTTGATTTAAATATTGAATTGAAATATCATCATAACTATCAACAAATAAAATGGGTAAATCATGAAAGTAACTCATATGTGGAGATTTTTCAACAATAGGAATAACACCTAAGTACAAGCATTCCCAAGTTCTATGACAATCAACACCATTACCTTTTGGTGATATACAAAATTTATGACTGGATAGATCCTCAATATAATGATCCCAATCTAACTTTTTATTTTTATTAAAGCCTTTCTGTAATAAAATATCCATGATTTTTGAACGATTTGGATTTGTATTTAATGAGAAATTTAGATATAATAAGTTTATCTTTGAATTACTGGAATGTTGTTTAATTGTATGAATATTTGTTCGCTTCCAATAATTATTTTCTAAACCTATTGGAATAGGTAATGTTTTATCAGAAATAATACACATATTCTGACCATACCATTTTATTAATAATGGATGATTTAAAATTTTATTGTGTAAGCCAGCTTCCATATCCCCATAATGAGTTATTAAAACAAATTTAGTATTTAATGATTTCACAATTTTTTCATAAAAATCATCAAGATACTCTATCTTTGTAATAAAGATTAATGGACTGCTAATTTTATTATTTTCCATAGAGTGAATTAAATTATTATTTGATGTAAACGTCTTTATGAATTTATTAAAGTAGTTAATAGGAAAAAATTGTATTGTACTTATGTCTGTTGTAATTGTATCACCACTTATATAATTAGTCATAGTTATAATATATATATTATTTTAATAGGACATTTTAAATGTCCGACGGGTTAAAGGTTTAATAAGAGGGGTAACTTGCTTGAAGTAACATACCACATTGTCCTTTGCCATTATTATACTGTTTTCCTCTGCCCAATTTAATGTAACCACCATCACCCCAAGTACTACTCCATGAATTCTTTACTAAATAATAGTCCTCACCTCCTTCACTTCCGTATCCTACTGCCAATACACCATGATCTAAATTTGTTCCACATGATGAAGTAAATACACCAGATTTATATAGTTGAAAATCCTTCTGGTCTGCTTGAATTGCAATTGATACTGGTTGTTGATACAACGCTGTCATCATCGCATCATCTGAACTTGGTGGTACATCATTAAAATGTTTTATGTCACTTCCCTTAACATTTGTACATTCACTTGATTTACATTCACCTCTATCTTTTGTTGTTCCTGAAAAATAAGAATAATCTTTTTCACTACATAAACCTTTATGGTCAATAATCCATGAAAAAGCATTATCCATCAATCCTCCATTACATCCATGATCTTTTCCACCATTTCCTAACTTATCACAGTCTACTAATTCTTGCTCCGAAAATGAAACCAAATCTTTATTTTCAATATAGTAAATACCCTCGAGCGCACCTGTGGTTGAAAAACTCCAACAAGAACCACATTGTCCTTGATCCTTTACAGGAGTTACTGCACCCTTCTCTACCCAGTTAATGCTGTCTCCATAACTAATGTCTAGTTCCTTTCTTAAATTTGATTCTCTTGATTGTAAAAGTTCACTATTTCTTCTAAATCCCATAAATTCCCCAAATTCATCACTTGACATACCAGAGTACTTATTGTGACCTAATGTGTAAGTCAAGTTTCGACTATTTACATCATTTATATATTCATCATTCAATCTCCAATTTTCAAACATATCATAACGTGTTTCATCCTTATGATATCCATGCTCATGTAACCAATTCTCAAATCTATCAAAAAGATTTGCATTTGCTACCGCTGAAAACAACAAAAAAATAATTCCCGTGAATCTCATTATAATTATACATACGAAATTTTTTTTATATTATTTTATATATTTATTTTCTCTAAATGTTTTATCAGTTTTAAAATTTGGGTTGAATATGACCATTCATTATCATACCATATTGTAAAATTATATTCATATTCACTTATTTTAACTATTAATGGTAAATCAATTATTGTTGGTATCTCTGTTGTAATGAAATCACTACTTACTACATAAGGATCTTCATTTATTATTATTGAATTGTTATTATGGGGACGTAATAATGACAACATCTCATAAATATTTATAGCCATTTCAAAATGTACTGTTACATTTATCATACTTACGTTATTAGTTGGTACTCGTACTGATGTACCAAATACCTTTCCTTCTAATTTTGGCATTATTACTTCGGTTGATATACTAGCACCTGTTTTGTAGGGTATTATATTGTTTATTATACTTCTATGTATTCTTGATTTTATATCTGCATTATCTGTTACATTTTGTGATGATGTCGATGAATGCACCGTTATAAAATTTACTTTATCTACACCTACTGTTTCATCAAATATTTTTAAAAGAGGTACTAATGCGTTTGTTGTTGACGAAGAATTGCTTATTATTCTTTCACCATTATATTTTTCATGGTTTCCGTTAAATATAAATTGGGGGGTTTTATCTTCTGGTGGGGCACACATTATAAAATATGGAACATTATGCATTTGGGCGTTATCTGTTGTCAATACATTTCCTGTCGTATCGATTAAATATTTTATATCATTTGGTGTATATGGATTCCATATTTTTTTACCTTCTAAATCTTTGTTTAATTTATTCATAATACATATTTTTTGTCCCTTTATAAATACTGTATTATTATTTAGGTGATAAATATCTCTTGGTCTTAAACTCATTTTGTGACAACTATCATGAAGCAAGTAGCTAGTTAATGTTTTTATGTCAAAATAAGGATTATTTATTGTGCATACTTTTATATTTGGTATAGTTAATGATTGAAGTAATAATGATTTACCTATTCTTCCAAAACCATTAATACCTATATTAATCATTTAATAAAATATAATAGTATATTTTATTAAGTAGTTTTCTAAATTATTTATTGCGCTCTGTTATTTCTAATTCTATATTTTCGTCATTATTTGTCTCGTCATTTGTCTCGTCATTTGTCTCGTCATTTGTCTCGTCATTTGTCACATCATTTGATATATTTACTTTAAATTTATTGTATTTATCCTTTTTTATATTCTGAATTTGTAAATAATGCATACCTAAATATGGTACTATTGATACTATATTGAAATAGTTTCTATATTTCATAGTTATTAATTTTGTACTATTATTGAATTTTATGCTATAAAACCAATAAGCTGGTACAAATAATGTTTGGCCTTCTTGTAATTCTATATCTATTACTTTAATTCGTCTAAATTCATTCGCAAACTCACTTTGAACTTTCCATGGATTTATACTACTTCTAAATTCGAAATTTACATAATCCATTATTGGGTATAAATTTTGAATATTATCAGGTGCTATCATTTTTATTTTACATGTACCACTTGATACATATATGTAATTTCTATAATTTATCTCATATCTCAAAGGTGTATGACTATTATTTGAACCCATTAATATATCATAAAAACAGTTTGAATGTAAAGGAGGTCTAAAAAATTTATCTTTGTTTTGGATTATTTTTATTAGTCCTGTTTCTTTTATAAAGTTTTCATTTTGTTCTGATATATATTGGCCTTTATCATCATTATTAAATAACTTTTCACTATCTTCATAGTTTAAGGGTAGATGTAATAATTTATCCAATTCTTCTTCTTCTACATCTCTTATTAATATATCATAATCTTTGTATATGTTATTTATTGGTAAATTTTTTATATTCAGATCTAATATATCTCTGCAAATTATTACTGGTTGTTTTAAATCACACATTTCTTCTAATTTTTCTTTTGATGTTTCATTATATTCATATATTTCGGGATCGTTACTTGTTTTTATGTGATAATTTACATGAATATACAAAAACAATACTATTAAAAAAATTATTAACTCTAATAGATATGGCATTAATATATTTTTCATATTTATTTTATTTTCTTTTGACGTATTATTTGCAATTATTAATCGTCATCAGATATTTTTGGAGCTAAATAGAATTGTATGAAATTATTATCACCTTCATCCATCTTATATATTACTTTTACTGGTAAATCATTATGAAATGATATATATATTTCTTTTGATATTTTTTGAAATTGAGTAAACATATGCATATATCGTGAAGCATAAGATTTCTTCATATCTAAATCTTCCTCTACTTCACAATTATCCAAATCGTCTAAAGATATCTCTATCTTCATCTCACCCTCTTCTGTTGATTCTGATTTTAAATATATTTTATCTTCCTTATATATTACATCTATTGTATCTCCAAATCCAGATAGTTGATCTATTATTGATTTAAATGTCTTCGATTGCATAGAAATATTTAATTGATAATCATTATCGGGTATTTCCATCATTTCTTCATCTATATCTATCATCGGTACTTTGAAATATTTATTGAAATTTTCCTTATTTGTTTCATTTGATGTTAAATCTAATTCAAAACTATCATCTTGTCTGTGCATACATATTGTCTGTCCTTGTCCTCGAGCATTTAGTATTTTAAACAATATTCCACTATTTACTCCTATTAAATCATCACTTTCTACATTATATTCATCAAACCAATTTGACATTAAATTTAATTCATATATACTTACATGTGATGGATCCATACCTTGTATGTACATTCTTTCACTACTTATGTGTATATTTATGTTTGTTGTAAACAATTTCAAATACTGAAATACATTTACAAAATTTACACACTTCTGTTCATCAACTAACTTAATCTGCATCTTTATTTTATTAATGTTTAAACCTTAAAATTATTTTCAATTTTAATTATAAATGTTAAAAACTAAATTATTGGATGAATTAATTAATAATATTGATATTGCTCCTCCTACTCAACCTGAATTAATTGATATTGTTCTTGACAGCGGTGCTGTTAATGGAGGATATTTAATCGGTTGTTTATTATATTTGAAAGAACTTGAAAAAAAAGGGTATATCAAAATTAGAAAAATTTCGGGAAGTAGTATTGGTGCTGTTTGTGGATTTACATATATATGTGATACTTTAGAATTATATGATGATATTTATTCTAATAGTAGAAATGATATCATTTGTAATCTAAATTTAAAAAAATGCAGTAAAATGTTAAAAACATTTATTTATAATCAATCTAATGATTTTTATACTAAATTTAATAATCGTCTCTATATTGCTTATTATGATATTAATCAAAAATGTGATATTTGTACTTATAATTATTCATCAAACAAAGATTTGTATTTGAAACTGCGTTATTCTACATTTTTACCACTACTTATTAATGGGAATTTATCTATGAATAATAAGTGTGATTCTTGTATTCCTAAACCTTTTTACGAAGATAATAAAGTTTTATTTATTAACTTAACTACCTATAAAAAGTTGTTTACTGCTATTAATGTCTCTTCTAAGAATTCTATGTATAAAATATTACATGGTATTATTGATATACATCAATTTTATACTACTGGAGATAAAACTGAACTTTGTAGTTATATTAATAACTGGTCATTTTATGACCATATCTTATTCAGATTAAGATTTATTATTACTTTTATTTTAAAGTATACACTTGCATTATTTATTGATTTACAAAAACATTATAATGATAATAATGATAAATATAAATCTATTATTATTAATTATATGGCGAATTTATTTCGAAATTATGTATTATTGGTACAGATATAGTTTCAACACTTTTTATTCAGTTACTGTTTGTGATATATTTTCTTCTTCTGTTACTTTTTCTTCTTCTGTTACTTTTTCTCCTTCTGTTACTTTTTCTCCTTCTGATCCTTCATCATTTATTATTTCTTTCTCTCCTTCATCACTTATTTCTTCTTCCTCAGAATTATGAATTACACTCTTTTCGGATATCTCCATCTCTACATTTTCACCAGTGTTTTCGTCATCAACGAGAGAAGATAATTCTCCATCATCATTATACATTAAACCTGTTGTCGATAACTCTTCACAGTCGAATCTATTTTTAAAGTCTCTTAATTCATTTGTTAATTCATCTATTGTTGATCTTAATTGTATTATTTCATTATCCTTCTCTTCCTTTAACACATTCATCTGTGTTAATATATCACTCACATTTGGTGAACGCTCTGAGATTATATCTTCTATTTCATGACGCAACAATATTAGTTTCTCATCTATATTTCCAGACGATGTATTGAAACTATCTAATTCTATTCCATTAACATTCATTATTTCTTCTAAATTTTTTACTTTTCTATTTAGCATCGCAAATGCTTCTGGAATTGACAGTTCCCTTCGTCTATTATCATTAATATTGTTTGGTGATTGTTCTTGATTTTGTCTTGATACTGGAGTAGGAGGGGGCATTCCTCGTGTTGGAATAGGAGGAGGCGGCGTTCCTCGCACCTGACCTCGTAATTGAGGTACTTGACCCCTTTTAGGTGTATTACCTTGTATTTGAGACATTCGTTGACTAGCACTTAATGGTCTATTCATAGGTTGTGGGGATTGAGTTGTTGGATTTCCATTTATATATGGACTTGTACGTCTATTTTTCGCAGATGCCATCGCTCGACTACTCATTATTTATTAATATGTGTTAATTTTTTAAATATATAAATACGCATTTCATATAAATATTTTATATAATCTAATATTTATATGAACTTTTCTAACTCTGTTGTTAAAGTAAACGACCTTGTATTTGAACAATATATTAGTCAATATGAAATTGATACTATTGTTCATGAAACTGCTACTCAAATTAATTCTGATTATGCGAATATTGTATCTTCTCAGAACCCACTTATTATTATTGGAGTTTTAAATGGATCATTTATGTTTTTATCCGATATCGTTAAAAAAATTAATATTCCATTAGAAGTTCACTTTATCAAAGTTTCTTCTTATAGTGGCACTAAAACTACTGGTAATGTTGTTGATATTATCGGTTTAACCGAAGATATTTCAGGTAAAAATGTTATTATTGTTGAAGATATTATTGATACTGGTTTAACTATCTCTAAACTCTTAGAAACATTTAAGTTACAAAATCCCGAATCTATTGAAGTATGTACATGTTTATATAAAGAAACCAAATGTATTCCTAATTTAGATGTTAAATATATCGGTAAACATATTGATGATAAATTTGTTATTGGTTATGGTCTTGATTATAATAAACAAGGTAGAAATTATAATGCTATATATTCTTTATTACCAAATTAAATATATATTTATAACCTACTTAAAGAAAAAAATTTTGTGGGAAAAGTTCTAGAGATTTTCAAAAATGGACATTTTTATTTTGTCCATTTTCCAAATCTTAAAATAGAATCCAACAAAAAAAATTTCTCAATAACAAAATAATATATTTTTTTTTGAAAATAAGAGCATTCTCTAGCAAAATCACTTTTTTAAGAAAGGCTTGATTTTTTGGACAAAAATTGAAAAAAACGACAAAAGAGAGTTTTTTTCGTGCGACAAATACGAAAAACGACGAAATATTCGTCGCTCTCTCATTTTTGTCCATTTTTGAAAATAAGGGCATAATTTTTCCGAAAAAAAATTTATAATAAAAATATATAAACATTTTTATATATATATACTAATGGATGAACTCATAGAAGAAAATAAAATGTTAAAAAATAAGGTTATCGAGCTTGAAGAACGATTAAAAAAATATACACGTGGTAAAAATCACAAGAAATATTATGAAAAAAATAAAGAAAAGGTTATTGAAACTGGTGCCAATTATTTACAAAAACTAAAAGAAGAAAACCCTGATAAATTAAAGGAATATAGAAGACGCGCATATTTGAAAAGAAAAGAAAAATTACAAAAAGAGAAAGATGAAAATATTTAGGAATAAATAAATATACGGAAAATTTATTTAAAAATATTTAGGAATATATATAATATGTTGAAATACAAAATAGTTTGCACAGAGTGCCCCGATTTCAGTACAAATAATGATAAGGATTATCAAAGACATTGCTTCACTAAAAAACATCAAAATAATTGTTTTGGAACTTGGCCAGAACAAAAAATTTTCGAATGTGAAAAATGTGAATTTATATGTTATAAAAAAAGTAATTATGAAAAACATTTAACTACTAATAAACATAAACTACGATGTGATAATGAATCATCATCCGAAAGAAAAACTTTTAATTGTCTTTGTGGGAAAACTTATAAACACCAAAGTTCGCTATGTAACCATAAAAAGAACTGTAGTATAAAAGAAGAAAAAAAAGAAGAAAAAGAAGAAAAAGATATTTTGATTGAAAGAAGAATAGAGAATTTATTGAAAAATCAAGAAGATATATTACAAATGTTATACGAAATAAAATTAAAATTAAACAGTAATTGAAAGGATTTAGAGATTTTTTCTTCGTATTATATATACGAAAAAAATGTCGCAAAAAATCTCAAGAGAATATAAATGTATAGCTTGTGACTATACTACATGTAAGAAAAGTGATTATACAAAACATTTAAGCACTAGAAAACATAAATTACGAAGTAATACTACCGAAAACTCGCCAATTGTCAAAGATTTTAAATGTGATTGTGGAAAAACTTATAAACACCAAAGTTCATTATGGAATCATAAACAAAAATGTATTATAATAGAACCCCTAAGTGAAGAAGTAAGCATGAAAAATAGTGAAAATGATAAGTTAGCAGAGAAAGATAAAATAATAGAAAGTTTATTAAAAAATCAAGAAGAGATGAAAGATTTAATGACAGAGGCAATAGAGGCGGTTAAGAATCAACCACCACCAACAACAAATATAGTAAATAACTTTAATTTGAATGTGTATTTAAATGAGACATGTAAAGATGCTTTGAATTTAACAGATTTTGTAGATTCAATACAAGTTCAATTAAAGGATTTGGAGAATATGGGAAAATTGGGATATGTTGAAGGAATGTCAAATTTAATAATAACAGAATTAAATAACTTAGAAAAGAATAAAAGACCTATTCATTGTTCGGACATTAAAAGAGAAGTACTTTATATAAAAGATAATGATATCTGGGAGAAGGATAATAGTAAAGTAGAGAGAGCGGTGAAAACTTTGGAGAAAAAGAATTTTAAGCAGATGCCAAAATGGTTACAAGAGAATCCTCAGGCGGCATTAGCTCATTCGGAAAAGAGTACGGAATGGCATAACATAATTCAATGTTCTTTTAGCCAAGAGGAGGATAAGAAGATAAAGAAAGTGTTAAAAAATATAGCTAGGGCAACGCCAGTAAGAGAGACAAATAATACAGATTAATAAAAATATAATTATATATTAATGCGTTCTTTTTTTGCGGTTTTGCTGGCGGGATTATTTAGCGCGGTAAGTAGTAATTATTGTGTATGCACAACTGTACCTTGTCCTGAAGTGGGTATAAATAAATTAACGATGGGTGACGGATATGCGGATATGACATATACATATATTCAGCATGGAGATTATGTGGTAGTATCAGAAGCGAAAGCTACACTGTTACCCGAGTCATTAGGAAAAGGAACAGATACTACAGATTGCACTCGTAAATATTCACGTATGTTAGAAGACGATGGTTACTCAAATTGTGATGCTGGACATATACTAGCAAAACATTTGGGAGGTTATGGAAATGAACCATTAAATATTTTTCCGCAAAATCATTCAATCAATAGTGGTATTTTTGCCCAATTCGAAGGAAAAATATATGATTGTATGCAAGAAGCAAACGAGGGAAGTTTGTCATGGGTATTTACATATATGAATTCCACAAGTACGCAACCGATATCAATAGAATACAGCGCATCATTTGATAAAGGATGTTCTCCATTAAATAAAATGTTTGGTAATTAATTATATAATAATTGAATAACAATTATATAATTATTTTCTATTTTTTTATAGTATTTTTAATTGTACGACAATATGTTCTTTTTTTACCATGAACAACTTTACATGTTTTATATTTACGACATCTGTTAGGGTTTTTAATGGATTTACCTTTACAAATACTAGTAGTTTTGAATACAAATTTCATGGGAATACCAAAGTCCATAGCATATTCGATTCTTCCGTCTGTGTCTTTACCCATATCATGTTGCATTTTTTCATTAAAATAACCTTTATAAAATTTGAGTACAATTTTTTCAAGTGCTTTTTTTTGTGCTGGTTTGTTATTATTATTATATGCGTTTTGTAGTTCTTTGACAAGTGTTTTTTCAGTATCAGTATTATTTCGTGAATTTTCAAATCTAAAACCAAGATTATAATAATATGGAATAACTTCTTTAATAGCGTCTAATCTAACGTCTTTGACCTTAATTTGCTTACCATATTTAAGAACAGCTTCAATAATATTTTTACCAGCTAACTTAGTAATATTTTTATTTTTACGAGTAGCCATACGATGTGTTTTAGCATTACAAATTAAACTAATATGTAAATGTTTTCCGTCATAATTATCATGATATACTGCTGCGAACCCCCTGATTTGTTCCCTAAATGTATTAACAAATAAATAATCAGCACTTTCTAAACTTTCAACTAGAAAGTCTTTTTTTATTTTTGACAAACAATATGATCTAGTACCTGACGAGATAATTTTTTTAGAAAATTCTTGAAACATGGTTTTATCATTATTTTTATGAATGAATTGAATTTTAGACATATATATATAATCATAAAAAACTAATATAGCAAATTTCTAATGATATATTATTGTAAATAGTTTAAAGACAATACTATATTGTATAATAAGTATGAGTTACAGTTCAGCTCCTGCACAAAGCGCAAGTCAAGGTGACAATTTCCTAGGTCAAGTAAAGTGGTTTAACGCTAAGGCTGGTTTCGGTTACATTACGGTAATGGAGGGTGATAGAAAGGGTGAGGATGTTTTTGTTCATCATTCGGCGATTAACGTTGCTGATCGTATGTACAAGTACCTTGTTCAAGGTGAGTATGTTGGTTTCCAGATTGGAAAGTCTCAGTCTGATAAGCATGAGTATCAGGTAGAGACAGTAGGTGGTTTGGGCGAGGGTGGTAAGTTGATGTGTGAGACTCGTCTTGCAAATCAGAGAGCTCGTCCTCGCCCCCCTGCTTCAGCATCT